AGAGGATGTTCCCCGAAAAAGAGTGAAAAATGACCGAGAGAAACCCGCCGTATGAACTGTTTGACCCGGAGACAGGACACCAGCAGTTCTACGACCTCTGCATGGATGCGAAGGCGTTGGTTATCTGCTACCAGGAGAAGAGAGTAGGCGAAGCCGTAGGATATACGATATACGCCCGCTCCGGCACGAGAGCAGATTTGAATGCTTACATCACTACGAACCGGGAGGAAGAGGCAACCGCCCTGGCAAACGGCAAGAAGATAAAGCGCCCGGCAGAGAGTAAGTTACAGCCGTTAGACTGCAGTATGCTTCCGAGAGATTATGTGATCCGGGAAGATAGCAAGGTACAGGTTATCCCGATTAAGTCAGCAGAGGCTCAGTATTACAGAGAGTTATGGACTCACAATTTTGTTGGTTCATCGGCGACGTTCAACAGGGCATTGCTGATTGATGGCTATGTGGCTGGGGTATTCGGCATCTCGAAGATGGCGGCAGACAGCGTATTCGTTTGGTACGTGATGAAGGTGCCACACAAGACATACCGCCTCGGCAGGCTGTGTTATATGCTGGCGCAGAACAGAGATTTTGTAGATACACTCCTGGACAATATCGAACAGGAGAAGGTCACAAAGATGCGCACCGCAATGCTTACCAGGTACCCGGAGAACAAAGAGGTACGAGGCATCATGAAACTGGTAAACAGGGTTGAGGACAAGAAGAACGGCTACAAGCTCACGTATGAGGCTGAACTAGTAGAGGGAAGAACCGAACAGCAGACGCTTCAAGAATGGCTAAGGAGGGAAAACGAATGGCAGAAGAACAGAGCAAAGGCATCCAGCAAATCGAAGGATGCGAAGTAATCTATGATATGGGTTCCGGCTTGGTGATCGCCAAGGTTCCGTTGGATAAGGTTAAGGAGCAGGACATCAACGCCAGGATAATGAAAAACGAGATGCAGGATCAGTTGACCGCTAATATCAAGAAGCGAGGACAGCTGGAAAGCCTGCCTCTTTTTGTTTTGGTGGATGGCAAGCTGGAAATTATCAGCGGCCACCACAGAGTAAAGAGCGCACGTGCTGCAGAGATGAAGGAAATCATCGCTATTGTCGATGTGTCCGGTCTCTCACGAAGCAAGATTGCGGCAAAGCAGCTGGCACACAATGCAATTTCCGGTTTCGACGACGACAGTACGTTGAGAGAAATCGTGAAGATGATAGACGATGTGGACGATATGATTGAGTCATTCGTCGGCAAGGAGATCATGGAAGAACCGCTGGAACAGTACGACAAGATGCTGAGTCCTGCGGTTCAGTTTGATTTTAAGAATGTGACGTTTACATTCCTTCCGCACCAGGTAAAGGATATGGACGCACTGGTTAAAGACCTGGAATCAAAGGCTCCGGACATTGTGGGCGTGGCATCCTACGAGCAGTGCAAGGGATTTGTGGAGACACTTAGCAAGTATCAGAAGTTTACGGACATCCGAAACGTCGGTGCGGCTATCCACTCCATGATCGAGAACGCCACTCAGAAGATGGACGACTGCGGTTTCACAGAGGAAGGAGAATGGACCTACCTCGCTAAACTGTTTGGCAGTAATGCGGTACCGGGTGAGTCCGCTTCCGTTATTCAGCAGGCAATCAAGAAAGCTGAGAAGGAAGGGACAATCACGAGTAAGAACAGGTGGCAACTGATCGAGTACCTATGTGCTGACTACCTCAGTGCCAGGTAGTTAATGTATGGCAGCTAAGCCAAAATACAATGCCCCTTACCACGATAACTGGGCGTGGTCTTTGGCTGCAATGGGTGCCACCAATGAAGAGATCGCCCTTGCCATGGGAGTCTCCGAACGAACCATTATGCGATGGGCCAAGGAACACGAATCATTCGGCAAGGCGCTTGGAGAAGGTAAAGGCGTATCAGATGCGAAGGTAATAAGGAGTCTCTACGAGAGAGCTACCGGCTATGAGTACGAGGAAGAGAAGAAAATCATTGAGTATGACAAGGACGGCAATGTGAAACCGGTCAAGATTGAAAAGACCAAGAAGCACGTACCGCCGGATGTCACGGCTCAGATATTTTGGTTGAAGAACCGGCAGAGAGACCGCTGGCAGGATAGACCACAGGACTATGTGGATCAGACCAGCGACAATGATGCGGAGGTTCAGATTTACCTTCCGGATAATGGGAGGGACGATTGATGAAAGAGAAAATCGTATTAGCTCCGCAGAAAGGACCGCAGGAAATGTTTTTAGCGACCTCTGCGGATATTTGCATTTATGGAGGCGCTGCAGGCGGAGGAAAAACATTTGGACTGCTGTTAGAGCCGCTTCGGTACATGAACAATCCGGACTACAACGCAACTATCTTCCGACGTGACTACACGCAGGTAACATCTCCAGGAGGCTTATGGGATAGTTCACGAAAGATTTACCGCTACGTGAAAGGTTCCCAGCCGTTAAAGACACCAAAACTACACTGGACTTTCAAAAGAGGCGCATCGGTCAATTTCGCCCACCTCGGACGTGATGAAGATTGCGACGACTGGCAGGGTTCACAGCTCACGATGATAGGATTTGACGAGCTGACACACTTTAGCGAGTACCAGTTCTTTTATATGCTGTCTCGAAACCGTACAGATTCCGGTGTAAAGCCGTATGTACGAGCCACCTGCAACCCGGACGCAGACTCTTGGGTTGCTGAGTTCATTTCCTGGTGGATAAACCAAGAGACCGGCTACCCAATACCGGAACGGTCGGGAGTGATCCGCTGGATGGTGCGACTGAATGAGGTCGTTACCTGGTTTGACAGCAGGGAAGAGGCAGTGCAGGGAGCTATCGAGAACGGTGTCAAGCCGGAACAGGCTGAGACGATGCCTAAGAGCGTGACGTTCATTGCGAGTACGCTGCATGATAACAAAATTCTGATGAAGAATGACCCAGGGTATTTAGCCAACCTGCAGGCGATGGCTCTTGTGCAGAGAGAGCGACTACTGCATGGCAACTGGAAGATTAAAGCCGCCGCAGGTTTGATGTTCAAGCGAGTAAAGGTAAATATGCTGGAAGAGATACCGCCCGATGTTATCAAGTGGGCGAGAGGCTGGGACCTTGCGGCAACATCTGAGGATGAAAAGGGAGACCCGGCATACACAGCAGGCGTGCTGATCGGAAAGAGAAGAAACGGACGGTACATTGTGGCCGACGTTATCAATCGCCGGTTGAGTTCGTCCGATGTGAGAGAAATTATAAAGCAGACCTGCATAGCCGACAGGGCGAAATACGGAAGGGTAGCAACAAGACTTCCACAGGACCCAGGCCAAGCAGGTAAAGACCAGGCACAGAGTTTTATGAAGCTCTTGGCTGGTTTTGCTGTTAAGTGCATTCAAGAGTCCGGAGACAAGGTGACGAGAGCAGAACCGTTCTCGGCACAGTGGTTAGGGCTTGAAGGCATGGATAAGGGCAATGTTGATGTGCTGATTGCACCGTGGAATGAAGAGTATTTCAACGAGTGCGAGAACTTCCCGCAGTCAAAATTCAAGGATATGGTGGATGCAAGCTCGTCGGCATTTACAGAGTTGGAGAGTGGTGCTACATACTCAGCACCGCCTAAGGATAGCCGGTTAGGCAAGAGCAGTTATTGGAATAAGTGAGGTGAGAACAGATGGCTAACAAAGAAATCGGTCGTATAGGTCAGCGACGCTACGGAGGAACAATCTACGAGGAGTTCCTTCACGAACTGAGAGGCACACGAGGAATAGAGGTCTACCGTGAAATGTCTGAGAATGACGATGTGGTAGGTGCGATCCTCTTCGCTATCGAGATGCTGGTAAGACAGTGCGACTGGAATGTAGAGCCGGGAGGCGATACCGCAAAGGACAAAGAGGCTGCAGAGTTCGTAGAAAGCTGTATGCACGATATGCAGGACACCTGGACGGACACAATTTCGGAAATCTTATCTTTCCTCACTTACGGTTGGAGCTTCCACGAGATCGTGTATAAGCGCCGCATGGGAAATACGAAGAACCCAACCACGAAGAGTAAGTACACGGATGGCTTGATTGGATGGAAGAAATTGCCTATCAGAGCGCAGGAAACGCTCTACCGATGGGAATACGACAACGAGGACAATCTGCTGGGAATGACTCAGATGCCGCCTCCGGACTTTGGTACCTACACGATACCAATGAGTAAGGCTTTGCTGTTCCGTACAAAGAGCAGGAAGAACAACCCGGAAGGACGAAGCATTTTGAGAAATGCTTACCGATCCTGGTACTTCAAGAGAAGAATCCAGGAGATTGAAGGAATCGGCATTGAAAGAGACCTTGCAGGACTCCCGGTAATGCACGGACCGGAAGGGTTAGACCTTTGGAACGATGATATTGAGGACAACAAGCAGACACGAATTGCGTTGGAAAATATGGTAAAGAGCATCCGTCGAGACGAGATGGAAGGCGTGGTACTTCCGGCAGGATATGAGTTGGAGCTGTTAAGTTCCGGCGGCACCCGACAGTTTGACACGAATGCGATCATCAACCGCTACGATACCCGAATTGCAATGACGGTACTGGCGGATTTTATTTTCTTAGGGCATTCAGAGACCGGTTCCTGGGCGTTGAGCTCCGATAAGACGGAGTTGTTCGCTATGGCAATCGGTGCATTCCTAGACATGATCTGCGAGACATTCAACAGCCAGGGCATCCCGCCGTTGATCGATATTAACGGTGAATATTTTGCAGGCATCACGGAGTACCCAAAGATGTCCCACGGCGACATTGCAGATGTGGACGTAACGAAGGTTGCGGCATTCATCAAGGATATGACCGGCATCGGAATCTTAGTACCGGACGACGGACTGGAAGATTACATTCGCCAGGTAGGACACCTGCCGGAGAGAACAACAGACGACAGGACAGTAGACCAGCGGCGTAAGCAACAGGCAGAACAGAACCAGCCACCGGAACCCGAGACGGCCGTAGGAAGCGATGGAAACGACGAAGGCGAAGAAATCCCCGACAATGTGGCGGAAGCCGCTAAAAGGCGATTAGGAAGGAGCGGTACAAATGGCAATAAGGTTCATACGGCCAAAGCGAATACGCAAGGCAAAGACACCGGGCAGTCAAGAAGTCCTACGCAGACTTGAAGAGTACCTGCAGAGCGAATGTGACGAACCGGTTGAAATCCTATGCGGATTTTGGCAGGATCAGCAAGACGCCATCACGTACCAGGAACTCCGAAAGGCAGTAGCGGACGGAAGTCTTAGTAAAGAGACGTTGGAGGCTTGGCAACAGGATTACTCAGTGCTTGTTGCCGAGAGATTACAGTCAATGTGGACGCAGGCAATAGCGGCAGGACCAACAGGGCAACCAATCCTGGACGGCCTTGCTTTTGAGTTCAACACTCAGACGCCAGGCGTTCTCGACTGGATCAGTGAAAGAGGAGCTGAGTTTATTACCCGATGCACAGAAGAGCAGAAGGACGCAATAGCGGCACTCCTAGAAAAGAAAATGAGAGAGAGTCACACAGTAGATGAACTGGCAAGGCTTATTCGTCCATGTATCGGTTTGACAGAGGGTGACGCAAGAGCAAATGCCCGGTATTATGACAATATCGTGGCTACGATGCGAAAAGAGCATCCGAGAATGAAGGTTGAGAGCATCCGCCGGAAGGCATTGGATGCTTCTCAGAAATATGCAGAGAAACAGCACCGGGCCAGGGCATTCACAATCGCTCAGACCGAGAGTGCTTTTGCTTATAACCGTGGAGCTGATGAAGGCATACGCCAGGCACAGGGCGAAGGGTACCTTGGAACAATGGTGAAGCGGTGGAGTACATCCGGAGACGATTCGGTGTGCGACATCTGCAATGCACTGGAAGGTACCGAGGTAGATATGGACTCCGACTTTTATTTCAAAGGGAAGGTTCTGTTTGCAGGGCAACATATGTTACCACCTGCACACCCGAGATGTGCCTGCGCTATCGAGTATATCGAAGTGGCTGCACCGAGAGGAAGGAAGTGAGAAAGTGAAGAAGTTCTCTGATTTCATCAAGAAGTCTGCAGAACCGCAGAAGAAAGAGCCTGCCAGCAATGTGATTAAGGGCAGATTTAAGATTGCCAAGTCCGACGACGACAAGCACCTGGCATTTGGCTGGGCGAATGTGGCTATCCGTGCTGACGGAGAAGAGATTAAGGACTGGCAGGAGGACATCATCGAGCCGGAAGAATTGGAAAACGCAGCATATCAGTACGTGTTGCTCTATCGTGAAGGCGGAGAAATGCACGAAAGAGGTGGCGCTGCAGTCCTGGTTGAATCCGTGGTATTCACGGAAGAGAAAATGCAGGCAATGGGAATCCCGGCAGGCACTCTTCGGATTGGTTGGTGGATCGGCTTCAAAGTAACCGACGAGGATGTATGGGAAAAGGTTAAGGACGGCACATATCCGATGTTCTCAATCGAAGGAGAAGCCGAGAGAGTCGAAGTAGAAGATGAAAACACCTTGTAAAAATGGGGCGTATTGAGTTTTTCAGCAGTCTTAACCTTATAATTCCACATACGAGAGTGTAATAAGGGCATAGGTAGTTCACATTATGGAGACAAATCTAAGCAAAAAGAACAAATTGATAAAACAGATCAGCAAGGCATCCGATATGGCGCCTTTTTCTGATTTCCTGCTCGAATTTATGGACCGCTACGGTTTGAATAACCTGCGAGAGTCCACAGTAGAGCAGTTAGAAGAGTTTATCAGCAACAGAAACATCATTCCGTTATTAGGAGAGGCACCGCAAAGGTGTCTTTTTTAATATAAATCTTGCGGAAAGGAGGAAGCAAAGTGGCAACAAAGTTAAAAAATCTCAGAATCAGCAAGGTTGATTTTGTAGATGAAGGTGCAAATCCGGATGCTCACATTAAGCTAACAAAGAGTAAAGGCGAAAAGGGGCAGTCCACAGGAGAGAATGGCGATAAGAATGGTTTTGTCAGCCGATTGTTCGGTTTCATCGGCAAAAAGGCCGGCATGAACCAGGAAGAGATCGACAGTGCAGTAGAGGAAGTTCTGAAAGGCAACTCTGTTAGTTTCAACGAGCGTTTCAATGAAATCAAGAACAGAAAGATTGCTGATGAAATTTGGGATATATGCTACGCACTGCAGGCAAGCCTCTGTTCGATTCTGAATGACGAGGAGCTGGATAGCACCGGCGCAGCAACAGCGATGAATGAGAGCCTTGACGAGTTCACTGCAGTAGTGAAGGAAGCGATTAGCAACTGGTCCGGCGGAAAGGCAATCAACATCGTAAAGAGTGACGAGGTGACGGAGAGTGACCTGGCAATGATGAAGTCTGCGGCTGCAAGGCTGAATGACAACATCGAGAAGGCACAGGCCGCCGCTGGAAAGCCTGCCGGAGAAGGAGATGATCCGGAGGTAGACACAGAGGACAAAAAGGACCAGGGCAAAAAGAAACAGTCGAAAGGAGACAACGAAGATATGAAGATCGACAAGAGCAAAATGACCCAGGCTGAGCTTCTCATTCTCGAAGATATTGAGAAGAGATACGGCGTGGCAGACGACCCGGCTCAGACAGAGCAGACTCCGGAGGAAAAACCTGCGGTAACAAAGTCTATTGAGAAGCCTGAGCAGAACCAGGAAACACCTGCAGATGGCGAGGACATCTACAAGGGACTCAATCCTGCTGTTAAGGCAGAAATCGAAGCACTCAGAAAGTTCCGTGAGGATGCTGAGAACAGAGAACTTGAAGCCGTAGCAGGCAAGTATGAAATCATCGGCAAGAAGAAAGAGGAGCTTGTACCTATGCTCAAATCTCTCAGAGCTACCGGTGGAACTGCATACAACGATATGATCGCCGTTCTTGACGCCACCGTGGAAGCGGTCAACAAGTCCGGCGTTTTTTCAGAGGTAGGCAAGTCCGGCCACGGCTCTGTGCACGTAAGTGATGCAGAGGGCAAGATCGAAGGTATCGCCAAGAGCTATATGCAGAAAGAACCTTCCATGAGCTATATGGATGCGCTGGCTAAGGCTTGGGAAGATAACCCGGACCTTATGGACGCATACGACGCTGAGGAAGGATTTTAAGGAAGGAGGAAAAGACCATGGCAAAGAGAAACTTCAACGGCTCACAGATTAACCAGTCTGTGACAATCGCAGAGCAGGCCGGTGCTGCTATCGACGATGTGAGAAACCTCATTCTCAAATATGACGAGAATGGAGATGTAGTCGTAGCAACCGACGGCACAGCACCTATCGTAGGCATTGCAATTATTGAGGCAGGCTATAACGACATCTCCGGAGCAGAGTCCGGAAAGGTTGCAAAGGGCGACCAGGTAGATGTTCAGATTAAGGACATCGGCTACATTCTTGCTGGCGGAGCCATCAAGAAGGGCGAAGAGGTAACTGCAACCGCAGGAAAAGCAACAAAGGCAGCTGACGGAGATTATGTGATCGGCGTGGCGCTCAGCAATGCAGCTGAGAATGACTATGTTAGAGTTCAGATTTCCAAGTATCAGAAGAATGCCGCAAAATAAAGAAGGAGGAAATGGTAAATGAAAAGAACAACGAAAAGCATCCAGGCGGAAATCGCAAAGGGTGCATTTAGACCGCACACAGCGCTTTCAACAATGGCGCTGGCTTACTATCAGCAGGAAACAACATCTTTTGCAAAGAATATGTTTCCTGTTTGCCCGGTGCAGCTGTCCTCTGACAATTACTATGTATTTGACAAAGAGGATTTGTTACGTGATAACTGGAATAGAAAACCGGCATACGGTTCAGTTGACCCGGCAGTAATCTCAGAGCATACAGAGAACTATGCCTGCCACGTAGATCAGATGATGATGGGTATTGATAATATCCGTCAGACAGACCTTAACCGCAGACAGGGACCTCACACCAAAGACCCACGCCAGCAGAGAACTAAGGTGATTGCAACACAGGCAAACATCCACCAGGATGCAGAGTTTTCAAAATCTTTCATGCGCAAAGGAGTATGGAAAAACGAGGCAACAGGCACCGATTCCGTGTCTGTTACATCCGGACAGTTTATCAAGTTCAGCAACGGAAACAGTGACCCGATCGCTTTCTTCCAGAACAAAATGACTGAGATCAATGAGGAAACCGGCCGCACCCCTAACAGACTTGGATTGGGTGTAAACGTCTACAATGCGTTAAAAGAGCACCCGGCAATCCTCGAGAGGGTAAAATACGGCGGTTCTACTCCTAACCCGGCAAAAGTAAATCTTAACGTACTGGCACAGCTCTTTGAAATTGACAGAATTGTCCTCGACAGAACTGTTCAGAACAAAGCTGGATTAGGACAGAATGCAGATATGGGATATATCGGGGATCCGAACTCATTCCTGTTAGCATATGCGACAGACACACCTTCCGTCGAGGAGCCTTCTGCAGGTTACATCTTCACATGGGATATGCTGGAGAATGGAATTTTGCTTCCGATTCTGAATTATCCTGGCGCACCGGGAACACATTCAGAGCTCGTTGAGGGTCTTATGGCATACGACATGAAGAAAACCGCAGATGATCTCGCATTCTTCGGTTGCGACGCTGTATAAGGAGGTTCGCCATGAAATTGATTGCAAAGAAACGCTGCAGTTATGGCGGCAGAAAATTCTTCGCAGGGGATGAAATCCCGGCAGACATTGTGTTGAATGTCGAGAGGGAAGAAAAACTCGGCGTAATCTCAATCGCAAATGACGAAGCAGGGGTACCGGAACAGTCCGGTGCCCTTTATTCGCAGGAGCAGGTAGACAAGATGATGGCCGATGCAGTCGCCAATGCAAGCAAAGGATTTACGCAGGAGCAGGTGGACGAGATGATCCAGTCCGCAGTCGCAGAGCTTAAACCGTTCGACTCCGACAATGCCGGTTTTACCGTGACAGTCAAGGGCGAGGGTGACAATGTGACGGCGGTTTCCTGCAGTGCAGAGGATATTCAGTCTGTGGTCGATGTACTGCAGATGAATGCGGACGATGGTGCAAAGGCAGTAGCCAACGTACAGTCCGACAGCGTTCTGATTTTGCTTCACGCCTTAGACACACGCGCTACGGTCAAGAAAGCAGCTCAGAAACAGCACGACACTTTATTCTCCGCTGACGGCAATTCAAACGAATCCGTAGGCGGTAACGCAACCACAGACAGCATTACGGAGGGAGCTGATACCTAATGTCAAAAGGTGCATACACATATGAGCCAGGAAACATCACGGAGTTTGGCAAAGACCGTATGAGGTTTGAACTTGGAGACACGATGGTAGAGGGCCTGGCAGATACGACGGCATTGACCGACGAGGAGATACAAGCAGCAATCGACGCATACCCGAATAAGTGGAAGCGTGCGAAGCTGATGCTCCTTGAAAGTCTGTGCCGCCGCTTTGCGTATGAGGTCAACACAAAGACCGGTCCTCTCAGCCTGGATATGAACGGCAGGGCGAAACTTTGGAAAGAAGATTACGACAAGCTGAAAAAAGAGGTCCAGGCAGAATCGGTGTCAGTGCCACGGTTTGGAAATGGGGTAGATGGTCCGCCTTACTTCCATACCGGAATGCACGAAAACGAGAGGGTGTGGAACGGATGATAAATGCGAGATTTATGTATTTAAGGCCGGGAAACCTATTCAAGGATTTTGTTGTCGAGTCAAATACGCAGGTTGTAACAGCGAGCGGAAGGGTAGCAAACGCACCAAAGGGAGACGGCTCAAAGATCATCAGAGGATGTCTTGCTGAGTCCACGAAGGAACAGAAGGAATCTCATTCAACGAGAGACCGTGTTTGCACCCATACGATTGTGCAGGCGGGAAGTCCGGAAGCAAAGAAGTCCGATAAACTCATACTCGGAAATCGCACGTTTTACATCATCGACCTGGACGAGGTGGGTAGCTTGGGTATATCCACAATCTACTACGCCGAGGAAAGGAAGGATGTCAAGTGAAACTGTGGAACGATGGAAAAGCAGGGAGCGCAGGAAGTACCATAAGGGCAACAGTCAAAGGACAGGTAGCCAAAATCAACCGGCAAGTCGTAGCCAGGGGCGTTAGGGCAGTGAATGCTATGAGAAACGCAGAACTGGAAGTGCTAAAAGGTCAGAGAAGCGGGCGAACATATCGCAAGCCGCACAGCAAAGCGACCTACACAGCTTCGGCACCAGGAGAACCACCGGCAAGACGTACAGGAAATCTCCGTATGCACTGGAATGGCCAGGTAAAGAGCGAAGGCAGTACCGCTGGTGGCGGAGTCCAAATCATTGCAGAGCTGGAAAGCCAAGAGAAGTATGCTGGCTACCTTGAAAACGGAACGAAGAAAATGGCAACAAGACCATTCGTAGACAAGATCAAGGAGAAGGCAACCCCGGAAATTGAGAAAATTTACAAGGAGCCGTATGGCTAAGGAGGCATGATATATGGCACTGGTAGTAGAACAGCCGATAGCAACCTTCGATTTGAGCGAGATTGCCAGGGGCGATTTGGTCTATGGCAAGCATCGCACATGGCCGGAAGGTAAAGCCGGATTTGTAACATCAGCCACCGAGAAGGAGCTGATCGTCCAGTATCATCCGGGTATCGGCAATGTAACTAATCACTTTCGGATTCCCATTGATGAAGCGGTAGACGCTCAGTGGGAAATCCGATATTCACACGATATGTCGGAGGTCAAGACCTACGGCATCGAAAAGCAGGACACTGAGGAAGGAGCGACAGAGTGAAGCTGGAAGAACTGATTCAGAAAAGGTTCGTCAGTACGGCAGCACTCGCAGAGAGGCTTACAACCTACAACGGTGTGCCTGCTGTTTTTAGTCCGGAAGCACCGGGCGACGAACAGGAAGGGTGGGGCGGTGAAACGCAGTACCCTATGGTAACTTACAACTATGACCTGCAGGCAAACGAAGAACGAAACAGCGCCGGTAGTCTTTCGGTATCGATATTCTGTCAGAATACGGCAGACACATTCCCGGAGGATATAGCACCTATCGTGAAGGAATGCCTGCGTGATGTGATCCTTCTTCCGGAAGGCGGTACACCGTATTGCTTTACTTGGGCGAGAACGGATGCGTTTACTATGGGCGAGGATGCAGGAAAAGCCGGTGTTGTAATCGGCTGTGAAGTCAGATTTGACATCCTGGAATATCCGTCTATGGAGACGTCCGATCCGGACCCGGTAATGGCGGTTGATAAGTATATCAAGGAGTTGTACCCGGAATGCCTGGTTATGGGATATGACCGGATGGAGGAGATAACCGAAGCCTCAGCGGATCAGCCGGTGGTTTACTGCAGACTGATTTCATCTGAGAAGCAGGAAGAAACGAATACAGTAGCTTGGATGGACGGTAGAATTGCCGTCCATGTTTTGTGCCCGGAAAGCACAGTGAGATTGAAGATGGCCGCAGATATTGCCAACCATTTGTCACTCGACGGAGAGGTAATCATGCTGGACTATTCGCCTATGTTCATCAAGAGACTGCAGGTGAATTACAAATCTGACTACTTGAAGGAAGGCCAGGTATTCATCACAGGTCATTATGGATTGCTTAGGTACAAGGCTAAGCCTCACGTACTTATGGCAGCTCATGGAAATTACAGTTAAGGAGGTAAAGCATGGCTAAGGAAACAGCAACTCCGGCACCTGCTGAAACAAAGGCAGAAAAGAAGCCGGAGAAAAAGGCTCCTGCAGAGTCCGTTTACACAGTAAGCGAGCTTGCAGGCAATGCAAGAAGCGTATTCGGCACAATGCAGGAATGTGTTGTAGCTGCTCTGAAAACTGACGGCAAAGCCGAGTACACAGTATCAGAGGCAAAGGAAATTGTAAGCAAGTTCTTACAGAAGGAGGTTAAGTAGAAATGGCAGGAACATTCATTTTAGGCGAAACTAAGGTGCGTCCTGGTACCTATTTCAACATTCAGAAGAAAGGCGGAAATGCCACCGCTGGTGTTATGAATGGTGTTACAGCAGTAATCTTCCGTGCAGATTTTGGCCCTCTCAACGAGGCAATCGAATTATCTGCAGAGGATGGCTACGAAGGAACATTCGGTACCGCACTTACTACGGACGCAATGAAGGAAGCAATCGCCGGTGGCGCAAAGACGATCATCGCCTGCAGAGTCGGTAACGGCGGTACTCAGGGTAGTATCAAGTTGCAGGACAGCGAAAGCACAGATGCAGTAAGCATCACAGCTAAATATCCAGGAGCAAAGGATTTTGTAGTAACAGTCCGTGAAAAGCTCTCAGACAGCACTCTCAAAGAGTGCATTTTTTATGCCGGCACAACAGAGTTTGAGAAGGTGGAATTTACCGCCGGAACAGACGAAGCTAATGCCCTTGTGGATGCACTGGCATCTTCCAAGAATTTCAAGGCAGAGGTTATCAAGTCCGGCACCGTAACATTACAGAACGTGTCTCAGTCCCAGTTTACAAAGGGAACTGATCCACAGGTAACGAATGGGGACTACTCCAATGCGTTTAAGCAGGTAGAGGCGTATGAGTTTAACACAATCTGCGTCGATACCGAGGACACTTCGGTACATCTGCTTCTGCAGAGTTTCATCAATCGTATTTTTGATGCGGCATCTCTTACACAGGCGGTCGTTGCTGAGAAGCATACGGTAGACCTGGAAACAAGGGAAGCACACGCCGCTTCATTCAATGACGAGAAGATGCACTACGTTCTCAATGCCCATGTGAATGAGCAGGGTACGGAGATCGACGGTTATCAGACAGCAGCACGTCTTGCCGGTATGATCGGCGCAGTAGCAGCCAACTCTTCGCTCACTCATACAGTAATCAGCGGCTTCTCCGAGATTAAGGAAAAGCTGACAAATACTGAAATGATCGCTGCAGAGAAGAAAGGCTGCCTGGTACTCAGCTACAACAAGGCTAAGCAGGTGTGGATTGATAACGCAATCAATACCCTCATTACGCCGAAGGACAACCAGGACGATGGTTGGAAAAAGATTCGCCGTGTTAAGACTCGTTTCGAGCTTATCAGACGTATCAACACCACTTCTGACAACCTGGTAGGCAAGGTAGACAACGACACCAACGGTCGAGCAACTGTAATTTCTCAGTTGCAGGGCGTAGGCGATGCAATGAAAGAAGAGAGTAAGCTCACTGCTTGCAAGGTAACTGAAAGTACCACTTACACTGCTGATGGAGACAGCGCATGGTTTGACATCGATGTAATCGACAAGGATTCTATGGAGCATATCTACCTCAGCTTCATCTTCCGTTTCAGCACAAACGAATAGAAGGAGGTAAGAAGTAATGAGAAATGAAAGAGCAGCAGCCGATTCAAGGCATGCACGCACTGGCAAGGATGGAGCATTTTATAGTGAGGACGGCGTTTTACTTGCTACGGTTGACACATTCACGTCCAACGTAAACTGGAACAATGCAAAGTATAGCGTACTTGGAGATGCACAGGAACACGAGACAGCCAATACATTTGCTGTCAGCCTCACTATGTCTCAGATCGTAGTGGAGGACGATGAGTTTATCCAGGCGCTTATGGAATCATTAGAAACACAGAATATGCCACACTGGAACTTCCAGGGCTCACTTCTCGGCCGCAATGGTTCCGAGGAACGTGTGGTTTACAAGGAGTGTATTCCTTCCGGACAGGTAGACATTCAGAATGTCACTGTCGGCGATGTTATCAAGAGAAACTGGAACTTCTTTGTCAACAGACCGCCTAAGTTACAGTCATTACTCGGCGTAGACAGATAAGAGGTACCACATAAGAAACCAGTAGGGGAGCCGGAGCGGTTCCCCTTTATTTAATCAAAAAGAATTGGAGGACATTCAAATGGCTAAAGAATTTGTAAAAGGCGTAACAGTAGGCGAGGCAACAGCTGAGGAGAATACTCAGCCCGCAGTAAGCACAGTGGAGACAAACGAAGAGGAAACAAAGCAGGTAATCAGAGCGAATGAGGAGGACTTCATCGCAGGTCTGATTGCGGCTGCAGATTTCGCTTCCGATGAAGAGGAAACACAGAGGATTGAGATTGTCAGAAACGGCAAGCTCGCTTTTGCATTCTATATCAGACCTCTCGGCTCAGAGGAGTACGACAAGTGCCGTAAGAAATTTACAAAGTATGTTCGTAATAAGCAGCTTGGTATCAAGATGCCGGAGGACACAGACCGTATCAAGTACCAGTCAGCAATCATCCACAAGGCGACTATCGCAGAGGATAGAGAGAAGTTATGGGACAACAAGAAGGTATGGCAGGCGCTTGAAAGCAAAGGATTTCAGATTATGTCCGGCCTGGATGTAATCGAGTACACACTTAAAGCTGGCGAGAAAGACCGCATTATTGATGCGATCGACACCCTCAGCGGCTACGAGAGCAACATTGAGGAAGTAGCAAAAAACTAATTGAAGCGGGGGGCAAGATGTGCTTGCTGCATCACATATTCCAAAAGACAGGAATAACCCCCGATGAATTTTACGAGAAACCGAAAGGCGTGCAGGCGTTCATGCTTGCGTCTATGCGGATAACCCTAGAATCACAGAAAGGAGGTAATGACGGTGGCGGAAACACTTAGAATCGAAATTCCTATTGAGACGGTCGATAATACCGATCCGGGAGTCTCCAATGCTACGAAGAAATTCGAGAAGATGGAACGAGCGGCCAATAGTGCGAATAGTTCAGCCAAGAAAGCGAGCGACACAGTTTCCAAGTTTGACAAGCAAGCTCAAAAAACCGAAAAGAGCCTGGCAAGCTGGGCGAAAGAAAAGTACGAAGTCCTGCTTGAAGCGAAGGAACGGATCAGTCCGGTACTCTCTACGCTGGGTAATGGGTTAAGGGGTTTTGCAGGGAAAACATGGAGCGTTACAATGCGAGCGATTGACCTCATAACCTCCCCGGTTCGAGGGATCATAAACCTGTTGAAGAATCCAATCTTCCAAGTCGGAGCGGTCCTGGGAGTCAGTATCGGTCTGAAAGACACGATAGAGACATACAAGGACTTCGAGGCCGCAATGTCACAGGTCCAGGCTATAAGCGGAGCCACCAGCACAGAGCTTGTCAAACTGACGAATAAGGCGAAGGAAATGGGTGCAACCACGAAATTCACAGCCGAAGAGTCAGCGCAGGCGTTTAACTACATGGCAATGGCTGGATGGAAAACCGACGATATGCTGAACGGTATCGAAGGCATTCTCAGCTTGGCGGCAGCTTCCGGAGAAGATTTGGCAACGACATCCGATATTGTTACGGATGCGCTTACGGCGTTCAATATGAAAGCCGGTGATGCCGGACACTTCTCAGATGTATTGGCAGCGGCTGCATCAAATGCGAACACGACAGTCTCCGGAATGGGCGAGACTTTCAAATATGCAGGTTCTATGGCAGGGTCGCTCAGTTACTCCATAGAAGATGTTGCCCTTATGACAGGCTTAATGGCAAATACCGGAATTAAGGGAACGATGGCCGGTACGGCACTCAACTCAATATTCACGAGATTATCGACGAACACCAATGGAGCGGCTGATGCTATGAAAGACTTAGGCATCAGCTTTTTTGATTCCAACGGACAGGCCAGGGATTTATCTGATGTGATGGGTGAGTTAAGGACGGCTACGGCAGGTATGACGGCAGAGCAGAAGTCAAACCTGGCAAATACAATCGCAGGAACACAGGCACAGAAAGGTTTGCTTGCTATCTTGAACGCCTCGGAAGAGGACTACAATAAGTTGGCAGATGCCATCAACAATGCAGACGGAGCAGCAGCGAATATGTCTGAAACGATGATGGATAACCTGCAGGGTTCTATCACATTGCTGCAGAGTGCAGTAGACGGAGTGAAAATCTCATTTGGCGAGAGGTTATCTCCATACGTGAGAAGCCTGGCAGATTGGCTTACCGATCAGATGCCAGCGGTTGAATCCGGTCTTGATGAAATGATGGACTGGGTAGATACAAAGGTGGACCGCATGAAGAAGAAATTCCATGACTTAACAGAGTCAGAAGAATGGAAAAACGCAGATTTCCTCGGCAAGGTGAAACTGAGCTGGGATGAATTTATTGCTGATCCGTTCAAGGAGTGGTGGGACACCAAAGGAAAGGCAAAATTTGCTGATTTCGCCGGAGACATCGGAAAAGGCATCGGTAGCGGAATTAAGATCGGCGTTATGACAATGCTCGGTATTGACATCTCGGAAACATTCGACGAGGGAACCAGCATCGGAGCGTCGTTCGCTAAAGGATTCTCAGAGGGATTTGATTTCGATGCCGTGTCTGCGAAGTTGATGGATGGACTCGGTAATTTAGTATCAAATGCGGGCAAACTGCTTCCGGGCGGTAAGTCTGCAGATTTGTCGTCTGTATTCTCAGCGGTATTGCTCGGTAAGATTGCCAGTCCGTTTATTAGTCTTGGCAAGGGAGCAATCAGCCTGGGGAAAGCAGGAAAGACGGTATTAGGTTCGGGAACCGGAGAGATGGGACTTGGGACAGCGATGCTTGGTTCGTCCGCAATGGGTACCGGACTTCTCGGAAAGTCAGCAATGCTGGCAATCAACCTCGGAGCAGGAAACCTGGCCGGGGGAGCATCACTAAGCGCAGGAGCTTTATCTGCAGTCGGAATGGGTGCAGGAGCAGGAGCGATTGCCGGTGGTGCAACACTCGTAAGTAGTGCAATGGATTTGTATAAATCTATCAAGTCCGATAATAAGGACGAGAAAGCCGCTTACGGCGGGGGAGGCGCCGTGTGGGTGGCGGTTCATCCGCTTGTAAAGCAGGCGGTGTAGCAGCTGGTGCGGCGGCCGGTGCAGCACTTGGTTCTGTAATTCCTGGTCTTGGTACAGCGGTCGGTGCTTTAATCGGTGCCGGTGTCGGAGGTATCGCAGGATGGATCAAGGGCAACAAGGTCAAAGAAGAGTACCAGGATAATGTTGAAGAAATGCAGAAGGAAGCTGAGAAAGCTCAGAAGATTTTCCAGGCAACCGGTTTGTCAATCGAAGATGTACGATTTCAGAATAAGGCTCTGCAGGATGCTATGAACGATAGCGAGGTTTCTGCGGAGCAGTTTTCAGCCATGTTCCAGGAAGAGTGCGAAAATGTGGCAAAGAATGCTTTTGGAAAGATTAAGTTATCCCTGGAAGAGGTCAAGAGTATTGCGAGTGATATTACATTCGGTGATATGACGGACGGACTGAACACCTTCACAACTGCAACCAGCGACACACAGCAGGCACTTAGCGACCTGCAATCATCAGTATCAACCTTGAAAAAGGAGAACTGGAAAGTCAGCTTAGGAATGAAACTGGACGAACTGCAGAAGGACGATTACAAGAGCGCAATCGAAAACTTCATCAGTGATAGTCAGTCCTATATTGACAACAACCATTACGAGGCTACAGTCGCTTTGAAGCTGCTTACTGGAACCGACGCAGATACTAGCGGTCTCGACAGCTACTATGGCAGCATGAAGAAACAGCTGGACGATTTGGGAAAAGAACTCAGCGGAAAAGTGGATATTGCCTTAGAAGATAGTGTTATCAGTCTTGACGAGTCTGCAGAAATTCAGAGCTTGCAGGATCAGATTTCTGCTATCACAGGAAAGATTTCGCAGGCCAGGACGGATGCGGAATTTGACACATTGAAGATTAAGTATTCCGGCGCAGAGTTGGATATGGATAGTTTCAATGCTTTGCAGGAAGAGCTGCAGACGCAGGTAAACAATGCGTCGGATCAGTACGAGCAGGCACTTACGCTCACGCTCACAAATCTGAACCTGCAGCTGGCAGACGGAGCTATCACGCAAGAAGAGTACGATGCGGCCGTGAAAGAAGCAACCGATGGCTATTACGCCCAGTTGAATGAGATTAACGCAAGGGTATCTTCATTCAACCTGGAAACGATTGCCGAGGCGTGGGACTCCTCACTTCAAGGCTATATGCCGGAGATTGAGGGAAGTACAAAGGAGAAGCTGGAAACAGCTTTGAACAATGCGTTGCTGGCACACCCGGACGTACAGACTTGGACTGCAGCTGATGTGGCAAGCTGGATGGGATTAGACAAGCTCAATCTCGATACGGCAGTTCAGACGGACATTGCGACTCAGATTTTACAGACGGCACTTGCGGTACCGGATGGCACCAAAGAGAAGATTATGCAGGATTTCAAAGATTCTGTACCGACTGCAGAGGAAATCAAGGAAGCAATCGACTGGGATTCGATGACTAATGAGGACTGGACGGAACTCATGGAGTCTATCACAGGTCCGACAGAAGGCGAGTCAATCGGCTTGAATACAGAGGATCTGAAAAAGAAGATGTCGGACTACTACGGCGAGTATTTCGAGAGTGTCAAGACGTCCTATTCGGAAGCATGCCACAATGCCCTGGAGAACAGCGGCAGTGAAGAAACACTCAGCACATTTATGCAACAGTATATGCAGGATCAGATGGCCGATTTTGATTTTTCGACGGTCATGGAGAATTACGGTCCTATCTCGAACGAGTATTTCGCTACGTTGCAGTCAGAGTGGCAGACAGCCGGCACAAACCTCGGAACATCTCTTAACGCAGGAGCATCAACGAGTCTTACCAATGGCTCAGCAGGGCTGAGAACCAGTCTGCAGACCTCTCTTAATACAGCAACGGCAAGTCCGTTCAGCATCAGTCCGACGGTAAACGTAACACCGAAGTACAACCTGCTGACGCTGCCGACAATTCCAACAACGACATCAACACCAGCGAAACACGCTGCAGGTGGTCGAGTTGGTGGCGGTCCTCAGCTGTCATGGTTAGCAGAGGAAGGTTGGGACGAGTTTGTTATCCCGACAAACCCAAGTCGGAGGACAAGAGCGCTTGAATTATATGAGCAGGCAGGCGAAGCACTCGGCGTTTCTAAACACGCAGAGGGCGGTCGTATAGAAGGCTCAAATTTGAGCGATATGGTATCAGACCATAATTTATTCACTGAGGCGACAAGAAACGCATCCTATGGCTATAACGACACCACAGAAGGTAATTATGAGGACAACTCAGCAGAAACATTTGCTCCGGTAAGTTCAGAGGTTCCGGTCTCTACACCACAGACTGGTCCGATTAGTGTAAATGTTGCAGTTAGTCCGAATTTCCAAATTGAGGCGAAGGAAGGTCAGAGCGAGGAAGATATTGTTGCCGTAATCAGAAGGCACTTAGGCGAGATCGCAGACGAACTCGGTGGAAACATAGCCGACAAGTTAAGCGAGGTATTCGCCAATATGCCAGTATCAAGCACGAAAGGAGCGTAGGCGATGGATATTAAACTGATTCCGGTGGAAAAGGGCTCAAAGTTTACGTTCCCGGCTCTACCCGAAAAGGTGCAGGGCAAATATGCAGCCAAGTACCAAAGTTTCGACATCATCTCCCTGGGTACCGTAAAGGTACCTAAGGGGACGGATGTTTCAGAGTTTTCGTGGGATGGTGTATTTTTCGGAGCGTCAAAGAAGAATGAGGCAATCGTCAAGACGAACGCCTGGAAAAGTCCAAATGAGTGTGTGAAAATTCTGAATGACTATATGTTTAATGAGACAGTGCTTACATTGATCGTAACGGAAACGTGGATAAACGTGGATGTTACGATTTCTTCATTTCAGCCGAGACCGGTTGGAGCGTATGGCAATGTCGAGTATTCCATTACGTTTGTTCAGAAGAAACCACTGAAAATCTACAGTACAAATGAACTGAAAATTGCGGCGTTCGTAAGGAAAACGAAGCCGAGAGCGAGTTCATCATCGAATGGAGGCAATTATACAGTAGTCTCCGGAGATACGCTGTGGGGCATCGCTTCAAAGAAACTGGGAAGCGGTACCAAGTGGACGACAATTTACGATGCAAACAAGGATACGATAGAGTCCACAGCAAAGAAGCACGGAAAGAGCAGTTCGGATCACGGTCACTGGATATGGCCGGGAGAAGTTCTGACAATCCCGGGATAGGAGGTCACTATGATTGATTTGACGAAAATCCAGTACCGGGTCGTGGTTATGGACGAAAGTAAGAACCAGTACAACATTAAGGAGTACATCGAAAACCTCGGATGGGAAGAGAACGATGGCGAGTTATCCGTCAGAACCTCATTTGTGGCAAAGAATGATAAGACATCCAAAGGCTATCTGTCGAAGATAATCAAGCCGGGATGCCTGGTCGGAGTATTCGCAACAGATGGTGCTTCCCAGGACGAGGAAGTAGCACGAGGGTACGTGGAAACGTGGAATCCGGTTGAAAAGAGCGGAGGACATACGCTGAAATGTACCTGCTACGACGAACTTTACAAGCTGCAGAAGAGCCAGGATAACAGATATTTTCCTTCCGGAACCGGCACAAAGTCGGCGATAGAAGGGATTCTTGATGATTGGGAGATACCGCAGGAATCATATCAAGGTCCGAATGCTTCACACGGCAAAACAGTGGAGAACAATAAGTATCTGTCAGACATCATCATCAATTTGCTGGACGATGCAGCAAAGAAAGGCGAAGAGCAGTGTTTTGTGCAGGCCAGGAAAGGCAAGACATCCGTTATTCCGAGAGGAAGCAATAAGACGGTGTATGTATTCCGAACGGATAACACACAGATGTTCAGTCAGAGCATAAGCACAGCAGATATGATTACCAGGGTCAAGGTTGTAGGGAAGGCAGACGATGATGGAAGAACCAGTGTTGAAGCCACGGTAAACGGCGAGACAAAGTATGGTATCCGTCAGAGAATTTATACGAGAGGTAAGGATGAAAGCCTTGCGGATGCTAAATCTGCAGCACAGGAAATCTTAGACGACGAGGGAAAAATCAAGAAGGAGATTAAAGTACAGTCTCCGGACGTTCCGTTTGTCCGAAAAGGCGACCTGGTGTATGTAATGAGTGAGCTTGCCCAGTCGTATTATTACGTGAAAGGCATCCAGCACACGGTAGACACCTACAGCATGACAATGGATTTGGAACTTGCAGAGCCAAAGAAAGAAAAAGCAAGCTCCGAGAAAAAGAAAGATTACAATGTGGGCGACATCGTGAATTTCCACGGTGGAACCCATTATGTGAGCAGCTACCCAGGTTCAAAAGGTTACAAAGCCAGGGCAGGAAAAGCAAAGATTACGATTAAGAATGGTTCCGGAAAAGCGCACCCTTGGCATCTGATTCACACGGATAGCGGAAGCAATGTGTATGGGTGGGTTGACGACGGAACTTTTGATTAAAGGCAGGTGATATAGATGGACCAATTTGACGGACACCCAGGGACAGCGAAACTGGCACAGGTGTTAGATAAACGAACCTCGCAGAAAACAGAGTCTCCGTTGACTTTGGACTTTGGAGAAATACAGGCCAACGGAAGTTTGAAAACGAACACATTCCCGGTGCTGATACCGAAGGGAGACTACACTATCTGCAGGCTGGCTGCAGGCTTGACGCTTTCAACCTCGGAACAGAGCTGGCTCAACAAAGCACCGTCGGGCGTTCCTCTTCACAGCCACAGCGTAACGATACCGGCAGTGAAAGCAGGAGATCGAGTGCTGGTTGCCTGGATTCAGAGTGAAGCAGTCGTAATCGATGTGATCGAGAAATCGTAAAGGAGGCGAGGCAAATGTCACAGCCACTATTTCCGGTTGTTGAGGTACCGGATTTTATCTCAGAGGACAGCCAGTACGATACTCAGTACAAAAGGAGTATGAAGTGGGACCCGGAACTGGGAGACTTCGTGAGAGATGGGGCGCACCGGATCAAGGAATGCGATGGCAAAGAAGCCTTCGCCATTTGGTGTTTTAAGATTGCACAGACAGAGCGGTACCACTGTTTGGCGTACCCCGATTCAATCGGTACCGAGATGGAACGTGCCATGGATAACGACGATGAAAAAACTGTTGAGTCTATGGCAGAAAGAACAATCACAGATGCAATTATGGTAAATCCCCGGGCAGAAAATGTCCGGGATTTTCAATTTACCTGGGAAGGCGATCAGATGCACGTAACCTTCAAGGTAAAGGGCAGCAACTGGGATGAAGAAATAGAGATTAGCTTGTAAAGGAGGTGGAGAGTATGCAGCCGGAATTTAACAGACCGGAGTTCCTGGAAGGAAACTCAGCAGAGGAAATTCACGAGCGAATGATGAACAACCTGCCGGACGACATCGACGATATGCCGGGTGGTTTTCCGTATGATATGACGATGCCTGCAGCGTTGGAAAAAGACGAAATTATCAATTTCCATATCGTAAGGGCATTGATGATTTCTTTTCCGGAATACGCCTGGGATGAATGGTTAGACCTTCACGGTCGCCAGGTACATCTCACAAGACACGAAGCGGAACCGGCTTTTGGCTATGTGAAAATCACAGCCGCAGAAGGAACCGAGATTTTATCCGGAACGGTATTCTGTACGGCGGCAACCGAAACCGGCCCGTCGATTGAGTATGCCACCACAGAGGATGCGGTTGTTGGAGGCGAAGGAGCAGTGCTTATACCGGTATCAGCGGTTGAAGCAGGCACAGGTTCTAACGTAGCGGCGAATACGGTTGCCTTGATGATGGTACCCAATAAGAATGTGACCGAGATTAACAATCCGGAGCCTATTCGTGGCGGAGCTGTGAGAGAGACAGACGATGATTTTTACGACAGGATCGCCGCAGAGTACGACAACAGCATGACCTACCTAGGGAATGATACGGACTATAAGAGATGGGCGAAGCAGGCAGGAGCAGGAGACGCGATAGTTATTCCTGCTTGGAACGGTCCTGGCACAGTGAAACTTGTGCTGGTAGATGGAAACGGAAAACCGGCCAATGCGAAGCTGGTGCAGGATGTGTATAACTACATCGTTTCTCCAAATGACAGGTCAGCAAGATTACTTCCTACCGGAACGGCAGAACTGACTTGTGCGGCAGCCACAACGGTTGCCGTAAATTATGTTATTACAGGGCTCAGCTACAATGAAACAACCAGCATTGAGCAAATCAAGGCAGACTTTACGGAAGTCGTGAGAGTGGTCTATGCGCAGGCGAAAATCGAAGGAGTTCTGAGATACAACGATGTAAGACCGCTGATTTCTGCAATCGCAGGAGTCGAGGACTTTGAAACATTCACAATGAATGGGAAAATGCAGAACATCACTCTAAAAAGCGAGGAGTACCCGGACACCGGTACCCTTAATTTTGGTTAGGGGGTGTGAATGTGGAAAAGTTTGATTTAGAAAATTTCCCGGTCAGCGAGAGTGCGAAGAACATGATTGCCTCAGTGTCAGATGGCTTTTACGACAATTCCTATGTTGGAAAGTGGTTGTACGAGGTTATGGGCCAGGAGTATGACACGGCAAGAGAAATAGCTGAGGATATTCTGAACCAGCTGTTTCCGGAAACTGCCACATGGGGACTGATGTACCACGAGATTAAGTGGGGACTGCCGGTGCGAGAAAATCTTCCATACGAGGAGAGACGGCAGCTGATTTACCGGAAGAGAGACTATCGGGCGCCAATGACACCGTATCGGATGGAAGGGTACTTAAAAACCGCTACCGGGTTTGATGTACGAATTGCGGACATCAACGATCCGGGAGATTATGGTTTCGTGGCACCACACCCGAATGTGTTCAAAGCATATTTCATGGGCGAGGGAACGCTTGCGTCGAAGCGGGCGAGAGCCATGCTGAATGAGCTGAAACAGTCACACACGATGTTTATAATGAATGACCGAACCGAGATTGTATCAGACAATCGGAACTTAGAGGAGATGAATCTGAAAAAGATAATCTTCCATATCGCAGAGTCGTTTTGGTATAGCAATCTGCTGGATGGAAGAAAACTGCTGGATGGTTCCAGCCTTCTTTATCCGTATATGAGATACAATCTGATGCTTGGTTTTAAGTATATGCTCGGTGGATTTACAACCCCGACGGACGCAGACCTGCAGAAGGTAAAATTCAAAACAGAACAGGAAACGGAAAATGATGTCAAGGCAGGAGCAATCCGGATAGCCTCGGACATCATTTTTTGGAATACGCACCTATTGGACGGTTCGTGGAATTTGGACGGCTCACACAGGCTTGATGTTACACGAGGCTATCAACTGGGCGTTGCAATCGTTGCAATGGTCGCCTGCGCCCACAACAAGGTCACAGGCTCAATGAAAGTAAGAAGCACATACGGCTTACGGTCAAGTTCGGATGCCAGGGCGGCATTCCGTTCGGAGTTTGAGGCTGATTTTTGGAACACTGTCTATTTGGACGGAAAATTGTTGCTCGACGGCAACGCTATGTTGGAGTACAGAGGCGGCAATAAACGACTTGAAGCTGCAGTTACGCATCACATGGGAATTGAAAGAGAAGATGCGGATGTGGAGGCACAGGTCATTACCAAAACAAGGAATTACTGGTTTCTTGATGGCAGCAATACGCTGGACGGAAAGAAGAACCTTAATTCAATTTATAGAAAGGAGTATATCCAATGAGTACAGAAAAGAGCAAAAACGTGGTAATCACAAAGAAAGCCAGGGAAAACCTGGTTAAGGCACGTGCCGGAGCCATCACGCTTCCGAAAATTATTGGCATGGCATTTGGCGAAGGCGGTGTAAACGGTTCCGGTGTAGTCATTGCACCGACCGAATCCCAGTCCAGGCTCAATAAGGAATTGTTTCGCAAAGCCATTGATGGTTATACATTCCCGAACGACACAACCTGCAGATACGAATGTACCCTTGCAGAGAGTGAACTTGCTGGAAAAGAAATCAGCGAAATCGGATTGTATGACACCAATGGTGACATTGTGTGTATCAAGACCTTTACCAGGAAGGGCAAAGATGATGACGTAGAGCAGACATACGTGCTTGACGACATCTTTTAGGAAGGAGGAACAACGTGAAAAGTTATAAGGTCAACGAAGCAGATGCAGTATTTTCGGAGTCTATCAATATCACAGAAACGACAGATACAAACCATGCCGATAATATCAATGCGGCTCCTAAAGAGATTTTTGAAAATACGGTAGCTCTTAATCGAGAGGTTAAGACAATAAAAAAGAATATGGAGGAAGAAAGCGGAGAATCTATAGGCTACAACAATGAAAGCAGCGGATTAAACGCTGAAAATCTCCAGGAGGCAGTGGACGAGCTGGCTGGGAAAGCAAATGCCTTGGAGAATGGTTATGATAACGCTGGCTATCATAACAGTGTTTTTCGAGGCAAATATCTTGGAACCTCAGTCACTGCAGAGCAGCACGCACAGATTGCTGCAGGAACATTCAAGGATTTGTACATCGGAGATTACTGGACCATAAACGGAGTAAATTGGAGAATTGCTCATTTTGATTATTGGTTAAGAACAGGAGACACAGAATGCACAAAGCATCATATTGTTGTCGTTCCAGACACAAATCTTTATACAGCAAGAATGAATGCGACCAATGTCACTACAGGAGGTTACTTTGGATCAGAAATGAAAACCACAAACCTTGCTCAGGCAGAAACAATTGTCAAGGCGGCATTTGGGGTAGATAAGATTTTGACAGTCAGAAGATTATTTGTAAATGCAGTAGCAAACGGTAAGCCGAGCAATGGATCATGGTATGACAGCACGGTGGACCTCATGACAGAGGGGATGGCATACGGAGCGAACTGGTTCACACCTGCCTGCGACGGAAGCACGGTTCCATATCTGTACACTACGGATTTCAAACAGCTTGCATTGTTTGCACTAGCACCGTCCTTTATCTGTAATAGAAACTGGTACTGGTTGCAGAACGTGGTCTCGGCCGCCTACTTCGCCAATGTCCACAGCCTTGGCCATGCGACCTACTACGGCGCTTCCCATGTCTTCGGCGTCCGCCCGGCTTCCGCTATCATATAATCAGACATCAAGGCGGCCTTGTTGCCGCCTTATAGCTTTATAGAGGAATAGAAAATGTCAGATGTAAAATACAGTAAAAGAAAGAAGTCAAGGTTAGAAGCACAGCACATGGCATACGCCATTCGCAAAAGGATAACAGTTGAACTAATGGCATCTTTTGCTTTGAGTCAAAAGAGAATAGAGGCTTACGTGGAATCTGCGACCAAAGGAATTGCGGATATTTCCGAAAGAGAAGTAACTGCGAAATTGCTGAGAGAGCTGACAATGGATAGAAATGTGTGGTTTATCACGAAGGAAAGAGATACCGTGCTGGATTTATGCCAGGGTATTTCGAGGCAACTCCGCATGGGAAATACAGTCTTTCCGGAATATTATTCGGAATTTATCGAAAGGAGACTTCAACTGGATAGAGCGATGGAATATTGCAATGCACTGCAGGATGAACTACAGTTTATTGCTGAAACGATACCTTGCGATAAGAACAAGTATATGAATATCGTGTTGGAACTTAACAAGCTATACAATTATATAAAATCGCTCAGAGCGTCTGACAATAAATTCCTTCCCAAAATTAAAAAGAATGAGGGTAACTTCTGTTCAGACTGCTCTTCGGTGGTCTCGGCCGCCTACTTCGCCAATGTCAACAGCAATGGCAATGCGAACTACAACAACGCTTCCAATGTCAACGGCGTCCGCCCGGATTTCACAAACCCACACGACAGGACATAGATTTTCTAGTGGGTCAATGCGAAAGGAGAGGTTATCCGTGAGCCAGTGATGGCTCTTAATACTGGCCTTGATGCTCCTGGTTACGACTTGGAGCTATATACGAGGTTTTATCAATGAATCTGTTTGAAGATGCCAATTATTTATACGATGCCGGCACAAAGGCAATGAATGGCAGTAAGTGGAAATACTCAACGCAACTATTTGAAATAAATCATTTGCTAGAAACAGCTGTTTTACAGAAAAAATTGACAGAAAAGGACTACCACCCAGGGCGGGGACAAAAGTTCAAAATTTGCGAAAGAGGAAAACCGAGGTATATCACAAGCAGTGATATGGTAGACAAAACTGTTTATCATACGCTGTCAGACGATGTTCTCGGACCGGCACTAAAGCCATATATCATACAAGAAAATACCGCCAGTCAGAAGGGAAAAGGTGTGGCGATGTTCCGTAGACAGTTGGAAAATGATCTCCGCAGGTATTACAGGGTTCACGGAACAAACAAAGGGTATATCCTGCTTACTGACTTCTCCGGTTATTATCCGAATATGAACCACGACATATGCAAAAAGCAATTATCCGAATTTTTGGATAAAAGCAAACTAGATGCGGAGACGATTACAACAGCCAAGTTTATAATAGACGGACTGTTTAAGACGTTCGAGACAGATGTATCGCGGTTTTCGGATGATGAAATTGAAAAAATGTACTATACAAAGATCGACCCGATGATGAATTGCGGGGTCGATCCCAAATTACTGACCGGTGAAAAAATGCTGAGAAAGGGGGTGGATATAGGCACACAGCCGTCGCAGGATATAGGCATCATACATCCGTATAAGATAGATAACTGCGCAAAGATTGTCTTTAGCATAGAAGGCTATGGAAGATATACGGATGATATAAGAGCTATTTCCGAAAGTAAGGAACGGCTCGAAAATTTGCTGGAAGCTATCAAAAAGTTAGCTGATGAAATAGGCTTGATACTAAACATGAGAAAGACAAGGATTGCCAGGATAGACAAGCCGTTCAGAATACTGCAGATTCAGTATTGGCTAACTGATACCGGAAGAGTGGTTAAGAAAATTAACCCAAAATCTGTTACAAGAGAACGGAAAAAGCTAAAGGCATATAAGAGGCAATTAGACTTGGGAAAAATTGATTTTGCAACAGTTGAAAACAGCTTCAAGTCGTGGATTGCCAGTAACTATAAAATCATGTCAAGACTGCAGATTGACAATATGTTTAAGCTATATTACAGCCTATTCGGAAGGAGGATAACATGGAAAAAGAAACATTCAAGATTACGCTGGCTGATGGAACAAGCATTGAAGGACTTACCCAAAACGGAAACAACTTCATAAGCGAGACAGAAATCGACGAGACAATCTTCGAGGACAACTGCTCCCCGATGACAGTCGAAAGTTCCGGAGGAAATGTAACCACATACGAGAATGGTGCATTTATCCAGCAGACGCATTACGAAGGCGTAGATGGATATTATCTCGCCTTTAGAGAAAAAACTGCAGAGGAAATCAAAATGGAAACGATGCAGTCTCAGATCGATTATCTCAGTATGATGACTGGAATTGAAATTTAGGAGGTAGCAAGCATGGCAAAAACAAAGCATAGTCCAAAGTATTCGGTTGTAAAGAAATATTACAACACATATAAGCCGGATGGGACAAGATTGTGGACCGACGAAATGGTCCATAACGCTGTTGACAAGGGATGGATAACAGCAGCGGAGTTTGAAGAAATCACTGGTGAGAAGTTTGAGACAACATGATACCCTACGCAGAATTTTACAACTATGACCGCCTGGAAAGTGCGGCCGTAGAGTTAGGCTTGCTCAATACCGAGGCAGACGAAGAGGATCTGCTGAACCTGCATAATCATTTGGTATGGCATCTGTACCGGTTCGATAAGGACCTACGTGCGGATGCCATTCTTTATGCAGTAATAGAGGCCATTTTGGGTGAAAAGGCGGCAGATATTACGGATGTACCGTGGGAACTGCGGTGCGTTTGGGAAGGAGGTAAAAGAGCCAATGTCTTTGAATGAAATTCTTGCAAGCGGTGGAGCCCTACTGCTGTTCTTGACGCTGGTGCAGATCACACCCATCAAGGTAAATCCGTGGTCTGCAGTTGGAAAGATTATCGGAAACGGCATGAGAGTCATCGGAAAGTCGATGAACAAGGATGTTATGGATAAGCTGGAATCAGTGCAGAAAGAGTTAAAAGAACTGGGAGAAAAGCACAACAAGCTCGAAAGGCGCATGGATAAAGATGATGCGGACGGATGCCGTACAAGAATCCTGCGATTTGCCGACGAGTTGAGAAGGGATGTCAAACATTCCGAAGAGTTTTTCAATCAGATTTTAGATGATATTTCGGACTATGAGCGTTATTGCACAGAGCATCCGGAATATAAGAACAGCAAAGCAGTAAATGCCATTGCCGAGATAGACAAAGTTTATCAGAAGTGCATGGAAAAAAATTCATTTTTATAACAGGAGGTAAAGGAACATGAAGAAAATTGATTGGGTTAGAAAACTCACAAGCAGAAAGTTGTGGACTGCGGTAGCGTCATTCGTATCTATGATGATCCTGGCTACTGGCGGCACAGACAACACGGCAACACAGGTTACAGCACTCATTATGGCGGGAGCGTCAGTAGTGGCGTACATCATCGGCGAAGGCTTGACTGACTCAGCCAACATCGGCTCCAACAGTGAGGATGAGGAGTAATCTGAGAACATATCGTAAGCACAGGGCGGTCGAAAGACTGCCCTATTTTTGTTAGGAGGAAGAACCATGAGTTTAGTAGTTGGAAGCGCAAGAATTGACGAGAGCGGTCACATTTCCCGAGGAAAACCGGGAGATCAGACTGGAAACGAGGTATCAACCCAGGCGTATTACGTCCATTCAAAAGGCTGGTACTGTCTGAGGCCGAAGAGCATCACAGTAGCAAATGCCATTGCGGAAGCTATGCTGCAGGGATGCAGAAACAACAATATCGGATATTGCCAGGGGCACAGAAGCAATGTAATCGAACAGCTGAGAAAAGCCGGAAAGCTCGCAAAGATTTCTGCAAAAACAGAGGCAGACTGCAGTTCACTCGTGAGAGCGTGCTGCATCCAGGCTGGCTTTGATCCGGGAAATTTCAACACAGCGTCCGAGGTTTCGGCATTAAAAGCAACAGGACAGTTTATGGAACCGATTGCGGTAACTTCCAAAACTGAACTGTTCAACGGCGATGTGCTTGTCACAAAGACCAAAGGGCACACGGTGGTTGTTGTTTCCGGAAATCCGAGACGTGGAAACGCCTATTACCCTAAGTATGAAGGGGCATCGGGTTCTATCATTACGGCGCTTGCCGCAGTGGGCGAGAAAGACACATCGAAGGCGCACCGGGCCAAGATCGCAGCCGCAAATGGAATTACAAATTACGCATATACCGCAGCGCAGAACACCAAGATGGTTAATCTTCTCAAAAAAGGAAAGTTAATCAAAGCGTAAGTTCTGAAAAGGTATCACATCGGGGTGGCTGAAAAGCTGCCCCTTATTTTGATTTAAGGAGGAGTTTTCTATGGAAAAACTATTTGGTATTGATATTTCACACTGGCAGGGAGATATGAGCATCGAGCAGGCCAGGAACGAAAGAGGAGTGAGATTTGCTATCATTAAAGCTGCAGGAGCAGATGATGGCAAGTACAAGGATAGCAAGTTTGAAAATTACTATGCACAGTGTAAGGCTATCGGACTTCCGGTAGGTGCATACTATTACGGCAATGCAAAGTCTGTTGCGGAGGCGGAACAGGAGGCAGATCATTTTCTGTCCGTCATTGCCGGAAAGCAGTTTGAATATCCTATCTACTACGACGTAGAAGGTAAGATGCTGAACAATAGCAGAGATGTTCTTACGGATATTGTGATTGCGTTCTGCGACAAGTGCGAGAAGGCTGGATATTTTGTCGGAGTATATACATCTGATTCACATTTCCAGGCGCACGTAGACGATGATCGCCTGCAGAGGTTCACTCATTGGGTGGCGAGATATTCTTCAAATGAGCCAGCAACAGGTCACGATATTTGGCAGTACGGAGGAGAGTATAACTACATTGCCGATAAGACGATCTGCGGAAGAACTGTTGATCAAGATTTTTGCTATCGTGATTTTGAGACAGAAATCAAGAAGGCAGGTCTCAATGGATTCTCTGCCAGCACAGGAGATGAAGCTAAGGAGCCGGAGATTTCAGAGCCGGAAGGCAGCACACTCGACCTACTTTACAGAACGATGAAGGACGAGTTCGGCGGGGGCGACGCAAGAAAGGCAGCTCTCGGTAGCAGATACAATGAAGTGCAGGATGTAATCAATCACATCGACAAAGCATCCGTGCAGGAACTTGTAGATGAGGTGTGGGCCGGTAAGTATGGTGACGATGAAGTGAGAAGGACTGTTCTTGGCAGTAGATGGCAGGAGGTCCAGGACGTAATCAACGCCGGAAACAAAAAGTATTACACCATTAAGAGCGGAGATACGCTTTCCGGTATTGCGGCGAAGTATGAAACTACGGTCAATGCGATTGCTCAACTCAATGGCATTGAGAATCCGAACCTTATTATCGCAGGAGACACCATCAGAGTAAAATAACAGGAGGAAACGGTGGCATTATGAAAAACTATATCGGCGTGAAAATTGTAAAAGCTGAGCCGAAGGAGAAGAACGGAGTACCTGGGTACGCCGTGAAATATCCGGATGGTTATGTATCATGGAGTCCGAAGGAAACCTTTGAAAAGGCATACCGGGAACTGGACTGCCAGGATTTCATCAACTCAGCAGAGTAAGTAAGAGAGCCTATGATCCGCAGGGGTTGTAGGCTCTTTTTTTATTGCAGAAAAGCGGAACAAGACCGCAGGTAAAATCAATATACAAAATAACCAAAATAAGACCGGGTATTTTGACGAAAAGTTCCCGAGACACGATAGGCGATTTTAGTACCTATCCTATGCCTAAAGACTAAAAGCCAGTATTGAACCGTGTACGAAGTCATAGTTCTATATGTTTTCAGAGGTGTAATTATCCACATTATCCACACGCATTTGTGGATAAAATACGCTTTTGAGAGTACGCAAATGAGCATATATTATTCTATCTCTAATATCTATTATCTAATCTCTAATATCTAGTAAAGAATCCTTGTAGAAACCATAGAAGAAATCATGTAAGAAATCTTACAACACACCAAGCAACCATGCGGGTTTGCAACCCTCGCAAATGAAAATGCAGAGCAATACACTAGTTGGTGTTGATGATCCGGAAATTGCAGAAGTTGTCGCAAATGCGAAAATTATTTGGTAAAAACTCGGAAAATAGAAGTATATCTATTGACAAATACGCAACTGCGAGTTATAATATAACCATAATCAAACAAAACAATTTGATTAAATCCTAAGGAAGGAGGAATTACCAGTTGGGTAAGAAAGGTAGGAAGAAAGACTTTTCTACAAAGGAAAAGGAACTACTTGAAATCGAAAACCTTAAATTACAGAAGAGAGAAAAGCAGGCCAGCATAATCTCCACCATAGTAATCATGATTGTGTCAGTGATTACGGCAATTCTGAAATGGTTAGGTTTGATTGATTAAGTAGTTCCCTTAACGGTCGGGAGGCAGCAACACCGCCTCTCAACTGTTAAGTCTATCATAAAGGAGGCTGATTTGGCAATGAAGAAATTAAGACAGTTCCTGCAGTCGGTATTGTTCATCAACTTTATGGTCGGCATATACGACGGTATGAGAGCGAAGAATTTGGTAGCAATTTTGATAAATGGAGTAGTGGTACTGGCATTGATCGCCGGAGAAAAGGAAGAGAGGTAAACGATATGAAGTGGGACGTAAAACATGATAGAGCAAAGAAGGTATTAAATCATTTCCTGGATAATGCAGGATATTGGACCGAGATAGAGAGCTTGACAGAAGGACTTACCGAGGACGAAATCCAGGAAGTAAGCACAGAGGTAGCGACGATGATTCAGAGCATTACAAAGAGATACAAGCTGGATGTTGTGCTTCCTGCAGAGCCGGTAGTCAAGGAAGAACCGGCGGCCGAAGAGAAGGTTGAGGAGCAGGTGGCCGAGGAACCTACAGAAGAGGTCAAGGAAGAAAAGCCGGTCGAAAAGCCGAAGAGACGTGGCAGAAAGCCGAATAAAGAGGAGGTTGCGTAGGATGGCATACGAGAGAAAGACAATCGACACCTGGGAGTTGCAGCTGAATTACGGGTACGGCTGGGAGTACACATTGACAGAGTTCACAAGAGAAGAGGCAAGGGCGAGACTGAAAGAGTACAGAGAGAATCAGCCTCAGTACCCAGCAAGACTTGTTAAGAAGAGAGTAAGAAAGGAGGAGGTTGCATGAGTTCAACGGCAAAGCTGACGGCAGAGCAGATTGAGAACCTGGCAAAGGAAATCAGAGAGTTTCTGCTGGAGCATGGGTTATGGCAGGATGTAGACATCTATTTCAACGGAAAGCGGTTCACACAGCATGATCCGGTAACCGGAAAGTATTACTACAACGACAGGGAGCATCTAATCGAGGTGGCAGACCAGCCGGAGAGACATTTTGAATACGTTAATCCGGAACACATTCTCAGCATGAGTTTTGAAGGACCGGTATGCGAGATGCTGTACTACGGCATCCTTCCTTCGGTCAGAAGAGAATTTGACAAGATATTCGAGAGATACGGTTTGTATTATGAGTTCGGACATCACTGGAATTTCAGCTGCTATTACATCTGAGAAAGGAGAAAGCACAATGAATATTGGCGTGGAAGTATTAAAGGAAAGCGTAATCAGAGTGCAGTCTCAGTTAAACGACTGGATGGATTGCGTGTTTGTTGTAAGCAAAGATGATGAAGAGAAGGCAAGAGAGGTGTTGGAGAAAGCCTGGGACAGTTTTTGGGAAGATGGAGACGGCTGGTGCTATGGCAATTACCTGGAAGATAAGTTGGTAAATGCCGGTATTGCATTCGATGCATACTACGCAGATGCGGAGGAATAAGGACATGGAAGAATACAAGGACATATCGAGAGGCTTGAAAATGCTTCTCGGCAAGGCAGAAGAAATGGGGTGGAACTGGGAAGCCTACATTGAGCCGGACAACAGAAGAACCTATGTTGAAATCGGGCAGTCGTCACCTGCAGGTGAAGATTTCTCAATGACGATTGATTTCGATGAAGAGAACCAGGCAGATAGTTTCAAGGACAGCCTGGAAGCCTACTACGAAGATTTCGACATCGACGAGCATATTGAAATGTGGATAGAAGCCAAGAGAAGCGGAACGAGTGGAGTTCCTTCCACAAGGGAGCTTGTAAAGGATGCAGAAGCCATTGACGGTATGATATCGGAACTGTCGCAGGCCTTGCAGAAAGTAAACATCCCGGTGCTGGTTGGCAGTTACACGCCGCCGGATGAAAATGGAGAAGGCGAGAAGATCGTCCGTGAGTTCTACGGACAGGGACATATCTTCAAAGATGAAGATGCGTTTTACCACAGACCGGATGATCCGTGCTATATCCCGGAATTATCCGATACGGTGTACACGAGAAACAGCATCCTGCAGGAGTGTAACCAGCAGGACGATTTGGCAGAGGAAGTTTTCGAGGCGCTGGACTGGCAGCACGTAAGTAGCTTGCTGGAAGATTGGCAGAGAAATGGGGAGCTGGACACCTGCAAAGAATGCGGGAAGATGTTTAACTGCTACGGAGTAACGAAGTGTCCGTACTGCGGAGCAGATTATGAAGGAGGCGATGAATAATGGGCTACACCTGGTTAGGAATGCAAAAGCTGACCTGGGAAGAAGTTCTGCAGAGACACGAGAAGGGCGAACTGGCCGGATGTTTCAGACTGTACGATGACAACAGCGAGGCCATGATCGACAGAGGCTATGACTTTGCAGGCGACATCCTGGCACACCACAAGAAAGGCGGTGAGTTCGGAGAAGAGATTGACACAGTAGACCTGGAACTGGCAAACGGAAAGAAAATAACAGCACCGGCGGTCGTGGACGTATCGGCACTCGGATGTATGGATGAGCTGGAATATGAGTTATGGCACGTGATCGAGGACTACATGGTTCAGTTCGGCATCAGAACGCAGGACGATGAACCGGACTGGGCGACAGTCAAGGCGGTGCAGGATAGCATTTTTACAGCGTTTACAGACGCAGGCGTGAATTTTAAGTTTCTCAGTGATGAAAAACTCGGAGAGATAGAAAAAGCAATAAAAAAGAAGGAGAGCGAGTCATGGGCGGCGAAGAGAAAGAAAAACAGGTAACGGTAAGTGTAACATTGGAAATCGTACTTACCCAGGAAGATATTGACGACATTATGTGCGGAGCATTGGAAGGGTGGCATCACTTACTGGTGTGATGAGGCAAAGGTTGTAGGCGATTATCTCGGAGAATATGGAAGCGAGCAGATCGCAAGAGGCGGAAAACTGAGATTACACCTGCCGGAACCGTTCGACAAGGACGAGACAGAGTATTACGAGCTGGACTTGGAGAAGTTCAAGAAAGGAGTAGAGCTGTGGGCGATTACACCGGTTGGCTGCAACTGCTTAGAGCAGATGGATGGCAAGATCAGATTCGACACCTGCAATGCAGACGCAATCGTGTGTGATGCGATCATCCAGTACGCACTATTCGGAACAGTGGTTTTTGGTTAAGGAGGCGAGACTATGGCAGCATTAGTGGTATTTGCGTTCTTGGTAATCATTGGAGTTGGAAACAGAAAGTAGGTGCAAGCGGTGAGTAAAGGAATAGTGACAGACTATCCGGAAATCTGTTTCATCTGCGGCAGACCGTCGGAAGCTGAGCATCATTTGGTGTTCGGTACCGCCGGTAGAGAACTGAGCGAGAAGGACGGATTGAAAGTGCCGGTATGTAACAACTGTCACAATATGGGAGAAATCCTAATGAGAATACACGGAAACCCGATGGCAGAGAGAATGTCAAAGATTATCGGACAGCTGGCCTGGGAAAAAGAATACGCCCTGCAGAAGGCAGACGAATTTGCAAGGATTATCGATGAAGGCAAGGAGGAAGGCGAAGTAAAACAGATTATCCATAAGGGAGGCAGAGAAACTTTCCGGAAGAGATATGGATGTTCGTATTTGTAGAAAGGAGCGGATCAGATGTTAGGCGGAGGACCATACGAGGCGACCACCTGCCCGGAATGTGGCAGCACGATGTGGAACGGCAGATGCGAAAACCCGGATTGCAAGTATCATTGGCACCCGGAAGAAGAGGAGGGAGAGGACGAATGACGCTCAGAGAAAATGCGGCGGTACTGGAAACGTACCTGCATAATATCCGGAACATCGAAGAGATGCCGCCTGGACCGGTAGAACTGGACGCATTGGACGCGGCAGTGGAGACTATGAAAGCCGCAGTTGAAAACGTGGAGTACGGAGCATTTGCCTGGGACAAGCAAAGAGGTATGTTTGTTCAGATAGGTAGATCAGTACCAGTGAAGCAGCTGTGTTTGAACCGATACCAGGAGAGAGTAAGAAACGGAGAGATACCGAGTTGGATTGACCCGGAGAAGTTTAAGATTTTAGAGAGAACGGTCGCAGAAATTGCGAGCGACTGGAATTAAATTTAGGAGGATAAGATTATGCCAAATCATGTAAGAAACAAAGTTAAAATGACAGGGATTGCGAACCTTCCACTGTTCACAACCAAAACAGACGAGTACACGAAGGAACAGTTTACGTTCTTCGATTTCAATAAGCTCATTCCTATGCCGGAGAGCTTAAATATCGAAAGTGGTTCATCAGAAGATGTTGCCATCGAAGCTGTGCTGAGAAAAATGAGCAAGAGAAGATTTGGATTTTTGAGCAATAAATATGGGAAAATGACGGACGACGAGTACGAAAGAAGAAAGAAGGCGCACGGCAAAACAGATGAAGAGCTGGCGAAAATAGGTTTGCAGTACATCAGTAATAAGGTATTGTATGGTCACACAACATGGTACGACTGGTCGTGTGAAAACTGGGGTACAAAGTGGAACTCATACGATAATGAACAGGTTGATGCGGACACGATTTTGTTCAGCACAGCTTGGAGCAACCCGGAACCGATCATGCTTAAACTGTCGGAAATGTACCCGGAAGCCACAATAGAACATTGGTGGGCGGATGAAGATATGGGAAGCAACGACGGCCGCAGAGTTTATAGAGGCGGGAAAATAGTTGAAGGAGACTATTGCGATACGTGCAGCAACGAAGCCTATGAAACATACATGGAGTGCTGGGGTGAGAGCGAATGCTTATATAAGGATGATGAAGGACTGTGGCAGAAAAGAAGTTGCGAAGAATGTCACGGATGCGATTAGGAGGCAAGATATGAAGAATACATTAGGAGATTTGAATAACCACCTGTTCGCTCAGCTGGAAAAGTTGGGAGACGATGATCTGACAGGAGAAGAGCTGGAAAGCGAGTTAAAGAGAACCGATGCTATATGCGACATTAGCGAGCAGATCATCAAAAACGGAGAACTGCAGTACAAGGCGATGAAACACATGGACGAGTATGGGTACGAAAGACAGAAAGCGGTTCCGGAAATGCTCGAAGTTCATGCGGGGGGGGGGCAAACCGTAAATGAGAGGCTGGCCCGAAGAAGTAATTGCCTGGCTGCGTGAGAATGTTCCAGGCAGAACCACGAAACAGGTTACAGAGCTGATAAATCAGCAGGGGTTCGATAAGAAGTACGGAATGGTGTTTTCCGATGCAGTGATAAAGAATGCGAAGAACCGGTACGGCATAAAGAGCGGAACTAACGGCGGGTTTCCGAAGGGGTACTCTCCCAAATATCCGGAAGGAATGGAAAGTTACATTCGGAGCATTGCGACAGGGAGAAAGACGAAGGAGATTGCAGAACTGGTGTCAGCACATTTTGGAATAGAGTTCAGCGAGAAGCAGTGCAAGGCATACAAGAAGAACCACGACATCATCAGCGGCGTTGACTGCAGGTTTGAAAAAGGACACGTTCCAGCCAACAAGGGAAAGCCAATGAGCCAAGAGCAATACGAGAAGTGCAGGGCGACGATGTTTAAGAAAGGCGATGTCCCGGCAAACCACATGGAAGTAGGCGAGTACACACATACGACATACGGCTATCTTATCCGGAAGGTTAAAGAAACCGGTCCACAATGGGAGAGGTTCGAGTTTGTTCATAGGGCGGTATGGGAAGAACATAACGGACCAGTTCCCGAAGGTAAGATGGTATCGTTCCTGGACGGAAACAAGGACAACTGCAACATAGAGAACCTGGTACTGATAGACAATGAAGAAAACCTGGAAATGAACAGAAGCCGGTTAAGGTTCGCTGATCCGGAAAGAACAAAGACCGGCGTGCTGGTTGCAAAGGCAAGAGTAACAGTCAGACAGAAGAAAAGGAGAAAATAGATGGAGATTAAAGCGGCGAATGCAGAGGAGACGATCCGCTGCATCCTGGACGAAGAGAAAATGACCCAGCAGGATTTAGCGGACAGAATGGGAATTACGAGACAGAACATCAGCCAGTCTCTCAATCGAAACGCTAAGAGCATGAGATACGATAGCTTCGCGAAGATGGTAGCGGCTCTCGGTTACGAGATTTTCGTAAAAAAATCTCAATAAAATACGCAAAATAGAAGTAAACCTATTGACAAATACGCAGTTGCGAAGTATAATATATACATAATCAAACAACAAATAAAACATACGGAGGTAGTGGTTATGTATAACAGAGAAGATTATAGAGAAGCACTGGAAGAAAGAGAGAAATGCGACCTGCATTCAGATGAATGGAGATTTTGCCAGGCAAAAGTTCAGAGCATTGCAACAGCTATGGTAGCTGCAGGAAATAACTGGATGGTGGGTGAAATCATCGACGAGCTTTACAGTCTGAGTGACTGCGGTTGCGAACTCACCGACGAGGCAGTTCGATTTGACCTTTGGATTCTTGAAAGCAACGGCCTCGAAGAGAAGGCTGAGGAAATGAAAAAAATGTTCTAGGTAAATTTTTTTACCTGTACAACTCGCAAATGAGTGTTTCACGTGAAACACAGTTCGCAAATTTGAAAGGAGCGTATTTGTATGAAGGAAGTATTGAAGAAGTTAAGAGCTTTAGAGGCTGAAATGGAAGAAGCCGAGAACCAGTCAGAGTATTGGATGGAAGAAGAACACCTGGATATGGAAAAATCAGACAGCTACGAAGTTGAGGCAGACAGACTATATGAGGAAGTGTATAAGCTGAGCAACCAGGTGGCAGATTTCATCGTAAGCCTCACTTCCGGTCAGATTGACAAGGTAATGGCAATGACGATGATGCGTCAGAGAAGAGAAGATGTCGAGAGAATCTTAGAAGCAGCATAGGAGGTGAGCAGATATGATGAAGGCAGAATTTGAGGAAATGATTGGTAAATCAGTTGTAGATGAAGAATACAAGGTTATCGAGGCGGTTTACACCTGGCATCCGGCAATCAATGACACGACCGGTAAGGATCAGATGAAAACTCTTTATACGCAGTTTGGATTTGGCGTAATTAGAGGGATGCTCCCGGTAGCAGAGAAAATGGAAAAGCTGGACGGAGAGAGAAGAGAGCTGCTGGCTCAGTTGGACACAATAAAAATAAGAGAAGGACTTCTTGCTGTTGGTGATATGGAACTTGAGGAGACGATAGAAAAAGTCAACGAGCTATATATGAAAGCCAACACGGAGGAGAAGTTCGAGCAGATGATGAAAAGCCTTGACGTAAGAAATGAGATAAAAAGCATAGCAAGAAAAGTGATCGGGTGTTAGGAGGTGAGCAGGTGTACGACTACGACGGCGATATGGGTTATTTTCAGAGACAGCTCGAAAGAGCAGGGATCGGCCAGGAAGAGGTTGATATGAATAACTACGCAGGACTGACAGCAAGAGAGTTGCAGAGCATTGTTGACGGTGCAATTAAGACAAAGCGGATCAGAGAAGCAAAGAAGGAGGCGTAAGGCTATGGCATTATTAGAGGTTAAGACAGAATGGGCGGTGTATAAGGATTGCTTCCTGCAAGTGGCAAGATACCAGGCAGACAACAGCAGGGCAATCGAGATTTGGAACAACGAGGACGGACCTATTGCAAGAATCACGGTATGTATCGCAGGAAGCGGACTTGCAGAGGATGAGACAGTGATCGACACGAATAATTGCCCTTGGGCGATGGAGTTTATCAAGCAGCACGGTTTCGGGCAGGCCACCGGCAGAATGGTAAAAAGCGGTTACTGCACATATCCGGTAGTAAAGCTGGATATTGAGAAAATCGGTGAGTATTTGGAGGTGGCGTAATGGAAAGAGTGTATTTCAGTATCAATGAGGCCGGAGCAAAGACGGCAAACGATATGATGTCATTCAGCGAGTATAAGACCGGGAGCAAGACTGCTGGTTACAAGGCACAGGTCGATAAGGCATACGAGCTGGCAGAGAAGGTAATCGAGGCAAGACCAACCGAAGAGGAAAGAGTGTCGAAGCTCTGCGAGAGATATTCGAGACGACTGGCTCAGAACATCAACAAGGATATTCAGATCGGCATGATGTGTCCGTCGGTAATGATTTCCGGAGCAGGAAACTTCCCGGTCAAAAAGAAGGAAAAGCAGGTAGCGGCATGGGATAAGAACCATGAGGACTATAAAGAGGTTGAGGCAATCCTTGGAAAGATTGAGGCAATTTTTTATGGCAAGGACGTTATCAAGTCTGATGATGAGAACGCAATCGAGAAGCTGCAGGATAAGGTTGACGGATTGAGAGAGGACCAGGAGAGAATGAAGCAGGCCAACAAAGCAATCCGTATGAAGGACAAAGAAAAAGGCGATGCAACGCTGCATGACATGGGATATACAGACGAACAGATCGCCCAGCTGAGAGAACCGGACTTCTGCGGAAGAATCGGTTTTCCGGACTATATGCTAGCGAACAACAACGCCAATATCCGAAGATTGGAAGGAAGAATCAAGAGCCTGCAGAAAACGAAGTCCCAGGGAACACAGGAGAGCGAGAATAAGTTTTTCAAGGTCAAGGAGAATGTGGAGGCTATGAGAATCCAGCTGTTCTTTGAAGGAAAGCCGGAACCGGAGGTAAGAGATATTCTGAAAAGCAATGGGTTCAGATGGGCACCGTCGGTAGGTGCATGGCAGAGACAGCTCAACAATAATGGAAAATATGCGGTAGAGAGAGTTATCAGAGAGCTGGAAGAAATGGAGGCGGCAGAGTGAACATGAAGTTAGAACCGAGAAAGGCTACAGATCGAGGTGGCTGGTTGTGTATGCCACTGGTAATAAACGGACCGGAGGGAAAACCTGGTTGGAAAAAGGTACGTTGCCCGGAATGCGGGACACTCTGCTGGCAGAGACCGGAGGATGCAGGGGTTGTTAAGGCATCACGCCTTGACGGTGCGGTATGTACCAAGTGTGCATTAAGAAAGGCAGGTGACGTAGTATGACGATTAGAGAGGCGAGCAAAGGAGTAGTTACATCCGGAAGAGGAACCTATAATATCGGCTTCAACGATGGAGACGAGACACAGTTTGATGTTCGAAATCTCGAAGAACTGCAGGAGTGTTGGTCGGAGTTCTGCAAGGAAGAAAAGGTTGATCCTGGATGCGTAGACTACGTGGAAAGGGTGAGTTAGTGGAAGTTCTAACAAGAGCCATAGCAAATGAATACAGAGACAGGGCGTTGCTCCTGCCGTCAAACGGACTGCAGGACATTGGAGGAAGAAGAAAGTTGCGGGAAGAACTGCAGACCAGGTGTAATCTGACAGAGCTGCAGGTGGTGAATATCATAAATGGTTTTCACATCCCGGACTATGTGAGAATTGCAGAAGTAAGAGCAGCAAAGGAGGCACAAGAACATGAGAATTGAGAAAGAAGGATTTGTGTTACACCTGGAAGGAACATGGTGCGAAATCTCAAATAAGTACGCTGTTTTGGAAAGCGGAGACGTAGCAGTAAATGAAGAGGATATTCCTGCAGGGTTCGCAGAAAAGAAACTGGATCGCTATATCGAAACGCACAAGATCAGAGGATATGGAAAGGTTGACGGATGTGTGAAGAGGGTTGCGTGTGATGAAAGAACGAAGGAGTACATTCAGCTGCAGGCAGTAAAGCTGAACGATGATACATATATGGTGCAGGAGTTTGATAATGAGTTGGTATTTATGGGCGAGTTATGGAGCGGGTGCAAATATCCGGATGAAGTGCTTGACTGGATGAAGAGCAACTATGAGATTGAGAGCTGTCTGACCGCAGAGGTGTACCGTAGCAGTTTGGGAGATTGCACGAATAACGGCATATCTTCCTACGCAAGAGAGCTGTATATCCTGGATGCACAGAAAGGTCCTTTTGAACCGGACGACATCAGACAGTGCGTGTATATCGAAAAGCGTGAGGTTATGGGCCAGGAGTACGTTGACTGTAAGCCTGCATACTGCCGGAAACGTTGGTATATGGCAGGCGGCAATATTCTTTACACATCGGACAGCAGATTCAAACAGATTACCGGGATCAGCTACCCGATCGCTATTCATGACAGATACGAAGGGAGGTAGGAGATATGGTAATTGTCGGGTACTACGCACATGGCAATAAGCACTATGTAGCTTTCAAGGACGAGACAGATGCGAAGGACAGATTTATGATTACGGACGGATTCCACGACAGACCGGTTACGGAAAGAAACCAGGGAAAGTATGAAAGGTACGTGAAAATCGACAAAACAGAGTGCAATATCAAGAAGATTATCGGCCGTATTCGAGGCACAAGACCATGGCATCCGCTTCTGAGATTGCTGCAGAAGGAAGTAGGGTAAATTTTTTCACCATAAAAGCTCGCAAATGTGAGCATTGGAAAATATAAAATTCGCAATATGCGGTATTGGCTAAGAGATTAAGGAGGACAGGCAATGGAAGTTAAAGGAATCGTAACTATTGGATTGGAGCATATCCACCCACACCCGGACAATCCGAGAAAAGATCTCGGAGATTTGACAGAGCTGGCAGAGTCCATTAAGAAGAATGGAATTATGCAGAATTTGACGGTAATTCCGAAAGAAGGAGAACCGGGAGAATACATCACAATCATCGGTCACAGACGAAGTGCGGCGGCTAAGCTGGCAGGCGTTACAGAGGCACCCTGCAGGGTTGTAGAAGGCATGACAGACAAAGAGCAGATGTCAACGATGCTGGAAGAAAATATGCAGCGTAATGATCTGACGATTTGGGAACAGGCCCAGGGATTTCAGATGATGCTTGACTTGGGAGAAACAGAGGACACAATCGCTGAAAAGACCGGCTTTAGCAAGAAAACAATCAGACACCGCTTGAATATCGCAAAACTGGATTCCAAGACGCTGATGGAGAAAGAGAGACAGGACGGCTACCAGCTGTCGCTTACGGATTTGTACGAGCTGGAAAAGATCAAGGACGTAAAGACCAGGGACAAGATTTTGAAGGATTCCACAGATTCGAGAGATTTGGCAAGAAGAGCAATCAACGCTCAGAAGGAGCAGAAACGCCAGGAAAACATGAAGTTGTACGTGGCAATGATGAAGAAACTGGGATTAAAGAAAGCTCCGAAGGAAGCGGACAGTGAGTTTTACACGGATAAGTGGGAACGCATGAAGGACTACAGCCTCGACAAGGAGCCGCCTAAGACAATGAAGTTCGAGGACGATGGCGAGCCGATGTTCTACCTGGAAAGATATGGAACATTGTACGTGATCCGTAAGAAAAAGAAGGAAAAGAAGGTGCTTACGCCGGAAGAGGAAGCCAAAAAGCAGAATATGCGGAATAAGAAACAGATCAAGGCAATTCTGAAAGAAGCGGCCAATACGAGGAAGGCGTTCATTGAAGGTATTTTATCCGGAAGAATAAAAAAAGTCACAGACGAAAAGCAGGTTGAAGCGGACCTTTTCGAGCAGATGATGGATTGGGAGACATTCACAGGTCATAACAAGCTGATTGAGTTCTTTGTTGGATGCGAGGTTTACAATGCGCCGGAAGAAGAAAAAGAAGCAGCACGTAAGAAAATGCAGGGACTCAGCGTACTGCAGAAACTTCTCTGCCTGGTATCCGCAATGGTCGCTGACGCAGATTTGGTTAAGTGGAATTACACATACAACACGGTCAAAGGTGAGAAGGTGAAGGCGTTCTACGGAATACTGGAACAGTACGGCTTCCAGTTTCCTAACGACGAAGAGAAGGGCGTGGTCGAAGGAACCAGCGATTTATATGTAAAGAAAGAAGGTGCAAAGTAGCATGAAGAGAGGACAGATTTACTACGTCAGAAGCAATTACAGAGAAGAGGGAAGTGAGCAGCGGGGGGGGCGCCCAGCAGTTATAGTATCAAACGATAAGAACAATGCGAACAGCAACACGGTCGAAGTGGTATATATGACGACCAAACCAAAGACTGACCTTCCGACTCATGTATATATTGAGTCAGCACTTAGACCATCAACACTCTTGTGCGAGCAGATTTCCACGGTTTCGGAGGAAAGAATTGGAGAGTGGATTGGAGAGCTGACAGAAAGTGAAGTGCAGGATTTGGACATTGCCCTGGCGGTTTCGTTAGGAATGAAGTGTGGTCCAGGGCAGTTAGATACGGACACATTAGAACATTTGAATAATCTGCAGGCGGAACTCGACAGAACCAAAGCCGAGCTGAGGGAAGCAAAGAGTGGTCCGGACTATAAGCTGTTATACGACCAGCTGATCGAGAAAATGCTCAGCAGATAGAAAGGAGACACGAGATGTACCTACTGGAAGAAGATTTGAAATTTCCAAAGGACAGTTTCAAAAGCATGAAGTACCAGCCGTATGAGATGAAGCCGTCATTCTCTATGGTAAGAGTATATCAGTGGTGGAATTATTGGTACGGAGAGGTTTACATATCATTCAGCGGCGGACTGGATAGTACAGTCTTGGCGTACATAGTGTGCCAGGCGTACAGAAAGTATAAATTGACCGGTAAAATTCCCTTGGTGTTTGCGGACACCGGGACGGAATTTCCGGAAATCAGAGAGTTTGTTAAGACATATACGAAATGGCTCAAAGAGCAGTTCCCGGAACTCGATATTGAGTTGGTAGTGATCCGGCCGAAGCATAGTTTTAAGTGGGTATGTGAAAACAAAGGATTTCCGATTACAAGCAAAGATACAGCAGGAAAGATTAGGAAACTGAGACATGGAAAGCTTAGCGAGAAATACAGAAACTACTTGCTCAACGGAGATAAGAGAGGAAAATTCGGAATGCTGGCGAAGAAGTGGCAGTATTTGACGGACACGGAACGGATGCCTGCAGATATTTCGGAGTATTGCTGCGAGGCACTAAAAAAAGAACCGTTCAAGAGGTATGTCAAGGAGACAGGCAGACAACCATTTATCGGTATAACGCAGGACGAGAGTTTCAGAAGAGAGAACCAGTACAACCACACGGGATGTAATGTGTACGACGGTCACACAATAAAGAGCCAACCTATGGGATTTTGGCCGAAGAATGAGGTTATCCAGTATGCGGTGGAGCAGCGCATTCCGATCTGCAGCGTGTATGGAACGCCATACCAGGATAAGAAAGGCAACTGGTACTTTACAGGAGAACAGAGAACCGGATGTTGCGTGTGTGGCTTCGGGTGCCACCTAGAGCCTGTGCCGAATAGATTGCAGCGGTTGAGAACATCCGATAACGATAAGCACAGGAGAATGTGTGAGGGATGCCTGCAGATAAAAAATCACGGCATGACATATGAGCAGGCGTTGAATTACGCAGGAATACCAACGGAGGAGGTGTAGGAAGATGAATAGCAGACCGGAGATTACGGCGATGCTATCGCTTTCAATTCAGCGGCACATCTGCCCGAACAATGATCCGAGAATTTACTGGGCCAAGGAAGTGACCTTCGACTACGCCACCACGAATGCAGTGCGGGTGGATTTTATGAAATTCAAGCCGGTAAACAATACTGTGTCCGGCATAGAGAAGGGAGACTTCTACTGCTACGAGGTTAAGTCCTCGGTAGAGGATTTTCACTCGAAGAACGGTCATAACTTCCTGGGAGACTACAATTACTACGTGATGCCGGAGGAAATGTACGAGCAGATCAAGAGAGAAATTCCATACCAGGTAGGCGTGTATGTTCCGGACGGAATGAATTACAGGGGCGAGTGGTACGACCTCAAAGCAATCAAGAAGGCAAAGAGAAAAGATAGAAGCAGGCCAGTGTCGGAAATGCTGTTGATGATGTTCCGGTCTGCAGCACGAGATAGAAAGAAGGTGTCGAGCGATGGGGAAAAATAAAGGAATCGTAGAGGTTGATATACCGTATTCGTGCAGGACGTGCGGTTATTGCGTAAAGATACAAGGAACAGACGAAAGAATATGTATGCTGTTAAAACCGACCGGAAAGTATTGCGGAGTAACCGTTGCGTACAAGATCGGAGAAACGGCTTATATATGCCCGATAATCAAATGATAGAGGAACTAAGATATGATATTGAACGGAAAATGTAATGCCTGCAAAGAACCAACAAAATATGTGGCGGGGTTCTTTGATGGACTGAGAGGCAGGCATGGATGCCTGTTTGATTGCAAAAATGAGCGGTGCGAGGTTTATCAAGTGAAGAGATTTACAGAGTCAGAGGCAGTCAAGGAAAGAATTAAGATTCAGAATTTGAACAGTCAGAAGGGAATGTATGCAGGCTATATTGCAGCGCTGAGGAAAGATGCCAAAATAACAATGATGAAAATGTCGCAGATTGCTGGATGCAGTCCGGCAGAGTACAGTTCCTACGAACACGAGAGGAAAGAGTTCAATCCGGAAATATACCGGAAATGCGAAAAATATCTGAAAGAGAAAGAAGGTGGAGGGCGATGTTGACGCTACCAATAAAAAAGAAGTGGCTTGATATGATTGTCTCCGGAGAAAAGAAAGAGGAGTATAGAGAAATCAAACCATATTACGACAGCCGGTTTATGAATGCGTTCGGTTTTCTCCTGGTAGGCGGACAGATGGTATATGGAGAGGCAGCACCGGAAGAAATCCGGAAGCCGTGGCCGGTACTAGTAGTATTCAGAAATGGGTACTCGAAGGATTCGCCGGAAGTTGTTTGCAAATGCACCCTGCAATTTGGAAAAGGCAAGCCGGAGTGGGGTGCGGAACCCGGCAAATTATACTATGTGTTGAAAATAGAAAAAGTGGAGGAGGTAAGAAATCATGTGTTACTGGGATGATGGAGATTATTTTGAGCCAAGCGAATTTGACGAGAAAATCGAAGAGTTAAAGAATGAGCTTAGAGAATCGGTAAAAAAGGAAATCAACGATGAAATCGAGAAGCTGCGTAAAGAGAATAAGGAACTGCAGGGTATTAAGAGAAACTTCGAGTCAGTGAAGAAAGACTTTGAGAGAAAGAAAGATGAGTGCGACAGGGCGATACGGAATGCAGAAAGTAAAGCCAAGCAAGCCAGGTTGAAAGAGTTAATGGAACATTTCAAGGTTACTCTTTGGGCGGTAAGCTGGGACTATCGGTATAAAAAGAAATGCGATAAGTGCGACAAAAACAGAAGAATCCAGGTAGCATTGCCGTCCGGGAAAACCGTGGACGATGAGTGCAGCTGCAGAGTGAGCAAGAAGGTGTATTACCCAAAAGAGAATGTGCTATACGAATTAAGCGAGAGAAATAGAGAGTTCATGGCATGGTACATGGCGAAAGGAGACAGAGGAGAAGAGTATTTTGTTGGAGGCCCACGTGCTGAATATGCGAAGGTAGTAGTGGATCACAATAAGGATTTCAAAGAAATAGAGACAGAAGAATTGAGAAAAGTATTCTTCACAACGAAGGAAGAATGCCAGGCATTCTGTAATTATATCAATGGCACAGAAGTTTTGGGGTACGATTACAATGTTGAAGGTCAGCCAGTTGTGCAAAGAGAGGAGACGGAGTAGATGAACAAGGTAATTTTAATGGGTCGCCTTACACGTGATCCGGAGGTTAGATATTCCCAGGGAGAGCAGGCTACGGCAGTAGCTCGTTACACCCTGGCAGTAGATAGAAGGGGAAGAAACCAGGAGAACTCAGCAGATTTTATTCAGTGCGTTGCGTTTGGCAAGGCGGCTGAATTTGCTGAGAGATATTTGCATAAGGGAACGAAGATTGTACTGACCGGAAGAATACAGACCGGAAGCTACACCAATAATAAGGACGGTCAGCGAGTATATACGACCGACATTGTTGCGGAGGACCAAGAGTTTGCTGAGAGCAAAAACGCAGAGAGCGGCAACGCAGGAGGTTATAACACACAGCCTGCACCGGCACCACAGTCGGAGAATGATGGATTTATGCCTGCAGGAGACGACAGCGAGTTACCGTTTGTATAGGAGGGCGAAGGATGAAACAGTACACATTGAACAGAAAAACATACAAGGACGTTAAGAGAATGGATCATCAGCAGATGGATGCGTTCTGTAAGAATTTATACAAGGCAGGTCATGCGGACGGCATGAAGGATGCGGAAGGTTTGACCGAGGATGAAGTGAGAGAAGTTATCCTGGGCGTGAAGGGCATCGGGCCAAAGAAGGCAGAGGATATTGTGAACGCTCTGACTGCAGCACAGAGAGAAAGGAGTTAGTTGACAAATGGATAAGAGTAAAGTATATTTAGAAGTACCGGAGTTCACTGGCGAAAATGTACCGGTGGCAGTAGCGGCAAGAGTAATGAAAAAGGATCAGCAGTTTATACGCCAGGGCATTATCCTTGGATTTCTGAAATTCGGAGTTGCTTTCAAGAAGGAAGGGAGCAGCCAGTACGATTACTACATTTCCCCGATGAAGTTTTGGGAAGAGACAGGTTTTGTGTATGCCGGAGAGGAATGCTAAATAAGCCGTGAGAAGTGCTGAATAGGTATAAAAATTGATGAATAGGAAACATACAGGCAACAAAAACGCCAGCGGATGCGATAAATACGTGCATTACTGTTTCTGTTGAGGAAGCAGCAAACGCTGGAAAGTTCTAAATAGAAATGATGAAAATACAGCATGGCATTGCAGTCTTGCAAGCCATGCTGTTATTTATATAGTGCGAATGGGTTTATTTTATCTGTCAAAATAAGGAGGGTTATATTATGCCAGGTCCAGCAATTGCAATTGGTATCATTGTCGTAGTATTTCTGGTGATTCTATTTACCAGTTATGTTAAGTCACCACCGGATAAGGCGTATATTATTTCCGGTTTAAGAAAGACGCCGAAGATCCTGATTGGTAAAGCAGGTTTAAAGCTTCCTTTCTTCGAGCGGAAGGATGAACTGCTGATCAAGCAGATCAGTATCGATATCAAGACGGGCGATTATGTACCGACACTGGATTTCATC